GTTCTGTCGCATGGAGCGACATTAGTAATAAGCCTTCGACATATGTTCCATCATCTCACACACACGATGACCGCTATTACACCGCAAGCGAAATGAACACGAGGCTCGATGCCAAGGCAGCGAGCGATATTATAACCATATCTGGTACAAAACCTACTAGTGATACATGCAAGTTATGGATTCAAATTTAAGATTGAAAGGAATTTTTATGCAAACTTACACTTCTTGGGGGGGGGCTTTCAGCCCACGTCAACTAGTTTGATTGATTTAAATGGCTGAACTTTATCTTTCTGATGGTAGTAAATTTTCTAAAATACCGCTGTTGACAGAAACAGTAACAACTGATACGAATCTAGATAATCATACCAAAACTGGTTATTATGTTGTTAGGGGAGTGCCGTCAACTGGTGGCAATGCGTCTTCTCCCGTTAATCAATGGGCAAGTGTGTTCACCGATGCAGATATTGGCACTCCATTTCAATATAGTGCAGAATCTATTTGATTGGCAAAACAAAAACCTAATTGACGGTGCGGCACATGTCAAGACATTAATTGATATGTACAAGTAGTTTAAATTTTTGGGCAGAATTATGTAAATAGTTCTGCTCATTTTTTATGTATAATTAGTAAAATACGATTTAAAAGGAAAGGAGGAATTGAATGGGCTATTCTTATTATAGTGCTTCTGCTAGCGCTAATCAAAATACCGTAACGGTAGTAGTAACTATGAATAACAATGGCATGACTTGGGACGCTGGCGGCGTCACTTTTTGGGCAGAAGTACAAGGATGTTCTAGACAGTCTATTTCAAGAGTTGCCATTCCATATGGTCAAAGTATATCAAGAACTTTTAGTTTTTCTGTTGGCAATAGTACGTCTGCAAGGACACTTTGGTTTAAGGGCGGCGGTGGCGCTATTGGTTCTTTTGGAGCTACAGAAGGTTCTGGAAATGTATATGTTCCTGCAACACCTCCATCTGTCACAACCCCTCCTATAGTAACTAATCAAAAAGCTGTATTATCTGGTTCAACAGTTACTATCTCTTGGACAAATAATGGTTCTGGTACAAGCAATCCAACAGGTAATTACGTAGACGTGAAAATTGATAATGATGACTGGAAAAATATTTTAAATACAAAAGCTACCAGCACGACATATACTGTCTCTGCTAATCATAGGTACCAATTTAGAATTAATTCATATAACTCTGCTGGGCAGTCAGCGTATCAAACTACAAACACTATTTATACTGAGCCACCTGCACCCTCTATCGTTAATGCAAACGCTACAATTCTGCCAACAGCCGGTAATATTTGTTTTACAATTGATAACAGTAATACAAATTATCCTTCAAAAAAGAACGAATGGCAATATTCTACAGATAAAGGTTCATCTTGGTCTACTGTACAGGCAAATGAAGGAATCGTTGTTAATCATAGCTCTTCTAATTCATCTCTTAATTCTTTTATTATGGGATTAAAACATAATAGTAATGCTCGTGTAAGGGTAAGGACTTATAATGCAGATAATTCAAGAGCTTCTACTTGGTCATCAGCTGCTGCAATTTCTACGTATGCGCAACCAATAGCCTATGTAAACATTCCTGCCGGGGCTAAAATTAAAGCCATTTATATCAATAAAGGTTAATTTTTTAAGAAATAAAAGGAGTATAAATGAAGATTTTAAACGAAGAAGACGTTGAGATTAAAGAATCTGACGTTGATACAACGAAAGGCTATTTAAAGCCTGATAAGAAATTTGTCATGCATCACGATGAGCAACTTGAAATTCCAGAGAAAAAACATTATGAAGTTGAACGTTTTGTCTTTGAAGATGGTTCGCAAATGCTTATCGAAACCAACGAAGACCCGCACGTAAAGGTTATTGATGACCAAGCTGGCGTCTTTGAATACATAGACAAAGGTGAAGGGAATGTTTATCACGGTGCAGAAATTAAATCTGTAATCGACCACGAGCATGTAGAGCACAAAGATGCATATGATGAATATGAAGATATTCAACGTTACGTTCTATATACCGAAGCCGAGCTTAAAGAACGTAAGGAAATGGAAGAGAAGCAGGCAAAGCAGGCTGCATTTATGGAAAATGGCCCTGACCAGCTTGAATCTAATACTACATCTATCGGTGATTTAACTATTATGTTGGCTGAAATCGTTGCAGGAAGTGATGAATAATGGCAGTATCTAAAATGGCCTTTAAAATCGTTAAAAGTGCAGTACAAATCCGTCTTGAGCGTGGTGAAGAACTGGAAGATATTCTCGCCAGCTATCCTAAACTGTCTGCGGAACAGACTGTCGAACTTCGTGAATTCTATACTCAAAAAGAAAGTGAGTAATTATGGGCTTTATTCTAGGTGTAATTGCTTGTGCATTGCTAATTACCATTATCGGCACTGTTAAGAAATTTGTCGTTAATCGTTTTATTCAGATGGAATCTGATATTGATGACCTTAATGAACTTGTTTCTGAGATTGTATCAGGAAGTGATGAATAATGGCACGTCCAACTAAAGGTGTTTCCGCACTCGCTTTTAAAATCGTTAAGAAAGCCGTTAAGATTCGTCTAGACCGTGGCGAAACTCTTGATGATATTCTAAACAGTTATCCTAAGCTATCTCAGGCTCAAGCTGATGAAATTCTTGAGGAATTCAAGAATTATAAATCTGAATAGGAGATTTAACAATGTTTGATTTATCAACTATCTCTACCTATCTCGTTCCTAGTGTAGTTATTCTATGTCTTTTGGTCGGCTACATTATTAAGAACTTGATTCCAAATGATTCTATTAACCGTTTTATTCCTCTTATCGTAGGTGTGCTTGGCGTTGCCGCCACAATCTTTACTGCCGTCACAACAGGTGTTCCAATTACTGTTGATGTTGTAGTTACAGGATTAAGTAGTGGTTTGGCAAGTACAGGTCTTTTTGAAGCCTATAAAAATCTTCTCAACGGTTCCGATAAAGAATCTAAATAATGTTACACAAGGGAGCCTAACGGCTCCCTTTTTTATTTCCAACAGAAAGGAAAATTATGGATTGGAAAAACATTCAAGCTGATGTAACCAAGATTCTGCCTTGCGACTATACCGCAGGTCGTGAAGGTGCTAATATTACTGGTATTACCATTCACCATATGGCTGGTAATCTTTCTATCGATCAATGCTATAATCTGTGGAGCCGTTCACAGACTTCTGCTCACTATGCGGTTCAGTCTGATGGCAAAATCGGCCAGATGGTCAATGATTGGGATACTGCTTGGGCTTGCGGCAATTGGTATGCTAATACGCATACTATCTCTATTGAACACGCTAACAACAACAGCAATCCTTGGACCGTTTTCCCTGCTGCTCTAGAGTCTGGTGCACATCTTGTTGCCGCTCTTTGTCTCTATTATAATCTTGGCCGTCCTCAGTGGCTAGTTAATGTCTTCCCGCATCGCTATTGGTCTGCTACAGCGTGCCCTGGTGAACTATATGGTTCTCAGAAAGACGAGTATATTAACCGTGCGCAGCAATGGTATGATGCAATGAAGAATGGTTCACAAGCTGCTCCTGCTCCTTCTACAAACAAGCCTACTCCTGCGCCTGCTCCTACTAATAAGCCAGCCCCCGGCAAGGCTATCGTTAATGTTCATTATGCTTTGCGCAATCTTAATGGTGGTTGGAATGGTACAATTACTAACTTCAATAATTCTGATTCCAACGGTTTTGCTGGCGTTCCTTGCGGCAAGCATGATTATCTATGTGCTTGGGTTGACCACGGTACTCTTAAGTATCAGGTTCACACTCAGCAGGACGGCTGGCTAGGCTACGTATCACAAGGTAATCAGAATGACCTTGTTAATGGCTGTGCTGGTATCGGTGGTCATGCGATTGACGGTGTTCGTATGTTCTATATTACTCCAAAGGGTGAAAGCTACAAGCAAGTATACTATCGTTCTCAGACTGTTGACCGTGAAGGTTGGCTAAACTCTGTATGCGATGACGGTTCTACATATGGTGGCGATGATTTCGCTGGTATGTATGGTGAAGCTCTTGACCGTCTACAAGTCTGCATTTCTGATGCTAATCCATTTTAATTAAATAAAATAAGGGGTATTCTCTTAATTGAGAATACCCCTCTTTTTTTATGGCTTTAGAAAGCCGATTCAGTTTTATTAATTTCAATATTGGCTGCACACCCGATACAAATAGCATCTGCGGTATCGCTATCTACTTCTTTTTTATAGTGCTCTTGGATAAAGTCAATGGCGGTTTGTTTTTGCTCCGCTCTCTTTCTACCCCATGACATACCATATTTATCTTTCAAAATCTTACGCCAGTGCGATGGAGAAAGACAATATAGATTCTTTTCATGCTTCTCACACCAGAATAAAATCATTGCCTGCACATATGCTAATTTCTTGTATGTCTCGACATTACCCATTTGCAATTGAATATCTTCATATACGATAGCATCAAAATGATAAGTCTCGTATAAATCATCTAATTCATAAAGAAATTCAGTCAGACGCTTTCCTAGCTCTTGGTTAGAATGAATGGTGAAAGCTCCACAATTTAAGATTTTATCATTATCAAAAACCGCAACGCCTGTTGTATTCAAACTTTGGTCTAATGCTAAGAGACGCATTAAACATCAATCCCAGCAAAATCAAGTTTATTTGCATATAGCTTAGCAAACAGCACAGTATTCGTAACAGCGCCTACGCCATTGGGGACTGGTGTGATATAATCAGCCAAATCTTTAACACTATCATAATCTACATCGCCGCAAATATGTCCTTGTTCATCATAGTTAATGCCAACATCAATGATGTTTAAACGAAATGCATCAAGATTAGAAGTATTAAAATACTTTGGTTGTCCAATAGCAGAAACAAATACATCTTTATCGCTAAAATTATTCATTCCTTTTGTTGAAATAAATTTGCTTTTACTGTGATAAAGTGTTACAGTGCAATCTTGTTGCAATAATAGCTCTGCGAGAGGTCGCCCGACTCGCATAGACCTGCCAACAACGGCGACATTAAGACCTGCAAGATTATTATTATAGAGTGTTTGAATAATCTTTAGACATGCCGCAGCAGTACAGGGAGCCTTGCGATATGCAATAGGGTCTGTACTGCCATATAGGTGCGCCGCGGATTTATTAGAAAGACCATCAATATCAAGCCGCGTTGGAATCAGATTGTATAATGATTGAGTCGCTTCACCATAATCTGAGATAAGAATGATTCCATTGATACTAGGGTCTTGTGTCCATCTGCGAATTTGTAGACTTGCATCTTGAATTGTATCGCATTGAGCTGAGATTGTAGTTGACTTATATTTGTCAGCATTGCGCGTAATGGAACGGAGATACGAATCAGCTGCCGCGTCATCCGCTCGATAGATAATACCAAGAGTAGGATTAAGTGTAGGATGCGAGTCAATAGCAACTGTCTCTAGCTCTTTAATAGTAGATTCAATTATCTTGTCCATATATGCTCTCCTTAAATTCCTGTGCTGCCAAAAGAACCTCTTTCAACCGCAGTGAGATTATCAACTGGATTAAACTTAATCTTAGGCTGTTTCTTTTGGATACGGAATTGACAAATACGAGTGCCTTTTGCAATAACTACTGGACGAGTAGCATAAGCAGGAAACATCCAAATATCTGAATTGGATGCAAATGAATTGTCAATTACCCCAATTGAATTAGTTTGTAGAAGACCATATCGTTTAAAAGTAGATGAACGAGGTGCTAGAATAGCTTCATATCCATCAGGTAACTGACAAGCAAAACCAAGAGAGATAAGTTTGAATTCACCGGGCTGCATTGAAACATCCTCCGCGATATACGTATCAATCCAATCTGACCCGTCTTTTTGCTCTAGCGCAGGGGAATCGACATATCGAATCTTAATAGTTTCTGAATTACTCAAAAATATCATCCTCGCTATCATCGTCATTAGTGGAACGCATAGACTCTGCCGCATAAGGTAGCTCTACATCAAAGATAGGAATGGTAGGCTTCTTCATATCGTTAACTGTAAAGCCTGCTTTCACTGCATAGAAATTATCTACAACTTCTCCGCGCTCTTTGACTAGCTTCTCGGAATAGCTAAAGGCAGATAGAGAATAACCGTCTTGTGCGGCTTGTTTCTGTAGCTCTTCACGAAAAGCTACCACATCTTCAATCGTCTCAACACGATACTCAGCGGTGTTCTTGATAACGTAATGGCGCATAATTAAATACCTTCCTCAATAACTGGTAGAGTCGTAAGACCCTTGATTTTACTTACTACTTCTGGAATATAACTTTTAGGTCCAAGAACATAGATTTCTTGAATACCATATTCTTTTTCTAGATACGGTGTAAGATTTTCTTCAAATTCAGGGAACCAACACATCTTTTGTGAATCGACCTGCTCTATATCACTTTGCACCATAAACTTAATAGCTGATGCGGGAAAAGCCGCCACGATTAGCTTATTCATTATTCTACCTCAATTACAAAATCTTCTGCTTCAAATAGCATAAACATATAAACATTATCGGTCTTATATTCTTTAATCCAAATCTGATAAGTATCTTCGGCGTGCTGATATTCAATATCGAGAATGCGGCCACGGAACGCAAGGCATTCTTTGAGTTCTTGAATCATCTTATCATAATTTGGATTTTTAAGATTAAAGGTAGTGTAATAATGAAGTTCATTATTAAGTAGCATATAGTAATGCTTTTTATGATGCGTTGAAAGCCATGCCCCTACATTGACGAACATTGCATTTACTTCATCCTGTGAAGGTGGCGTAATCTTGGCATACATTTTTTTGTTAATTTCGTAATTATTAATAGTAGTGTCCAAGCTATTTCCTTTCTTCTTTGTTTGTAATTATATTATATCATAATATTTTACAAAAGTCAATAAAAAAATGAGGGATAGAACAAAATCTATCCCTTATACTTAAATATCCAAAAGTACAATGTCATTTGCCGCATGTGTCTTTTGAAGGTCAATTACTCGTTGATTAGAGCTGCCTTTAAAAGCAAGCGTTAAATCTTTTTTCTTTTGGATAAATGGGCCATCTACTAGAACATCAGCGAGTCGCAAAATAGGTTCTAGATAATAGTCGTCTTTATTCTTTTTGATTCTCTCTTGGAGCTGTTCATAGGTGTATCCAGTATAAATCCAAATCTTAATATCAGGACGTAAGACCTTAATGTTTTCAATAAGAGCTAATAGCTCTTTTAAATTAATTGTCTCTAATGGTTCTCCACCTAGAATTGAAAATCTTTCTACCCATTTTGGCTGGATAGTCTTTAAAATTTTATTCTTCGCATCATTAGTATATTCATTACCACTATTGAAGTCCCATAGCTCTTGGTTATGACAATTTTTACAATGGAAATGACAGCCAGATAAAAAGACACTAGCGCCAATGCCTATGCCGTTGCTAATGTCCATTGACCTTATTTGAAAATATCTCATTCTTCACCAATCTCATGGTCATCAATATGCTTATAACGAGAAGCAATTTCTTGAGTCTTGCCATCGTTCCAGAAGTTGACTCCAACATATCCGCAAGTACGTGCAGCAACATCCATTTTATCTGTGTCTGTATTACCACAATTAGAGCATTCCCACCATGTATTTCCTTCTTCATCTTTGTGAACGTCAATAGTTTGTGATTCGCCGCATACATGGCAATAAGAAGTTTTTGTATTGATTTCACAATACATAATATTATTATAAATACACTCTAAAATTGGATACAGAACGGATATATTTTTAGATACGTCAGAACTCTCTACATAGCTTAGGCAACCACCAACTGAATACTTTTGAAATTCGCCTTCAAGTTCAATCTTAGAAAAGGGGTCAATTGGTTGAGAACTTGGGATATGATAAGAATTTTCAAAATACTTTTTGTTCCCAAACAGTTTCTTGAACTGGTTTGGATAACGTTCTTTAGTCTTAGTTGCAAACTTGTAACACAATGACTCTGCTGGAGACGCATAAAGTGAATACCCAACGTTCTCTGCTTGCTTCCATTCTTCACACTTATTGGTCAAGAACTTGAGAATTCGTAGCATCAGTTCTTGTCCATTCTTGGTGAAATTGTCTTCTCCAATAAGAATTTTAATGGCTTCGTTACCGCCATTATATCCAAGCGAGACTGTAGCATATCCATTATGAACTAACTTGTTTAGAGTATCTTCTGGGTCTAGTCTAGCTAAAGCACCATCTACCCATAGGATTGGAGCTACGCCAGCTTTTGTTTTTGAAAGTCTATCAACGCGGACTTTTAGTCCGGCATGACAGATTTCAGCTCGTTCATCCAATAATTTGAAAAAGATTTCAAAAAGATGCTCTTGTGATTTATCTGTATCATATTTAAGTTCTTCTTGTGCGGCAAAAGCTGTATCTGGAAGATTAAGGCTGGAAACGCCGCAATTGAATCGTCCATAATATTTGGGTTTACCATTTTCATCTATATATGGAGACAGGAAACTTCTACACATGTTGTCGGCAGTCACCTGCCGCACTGACTATATCATCTATCCTATTGGATAGTCTTCTTACTTCGAGATAATTATTATCTCTACTTCCTTTCGGAATAGTCGATACACATTATACATATTCAAAATCATAATCATAATTATTTGTTTTTTCATGCTTTAAAATAGCTGTAATAGTTTTTCTGTTTAATTTTAGTTCTTCTGCACATTTACGAATACTTGGAAATATATATTCCATTTTACTTTCTTTATTAGTAGCTTTAACTGGACATCTAACTGTTGATTTATATAAATTGTGATTATATCCATGCTGAGTATTTTCTTTGTTGTTACACCACTCTAAATTTTCTACCACATTATTTAATTTGTTTCCATCTTTATGATTAACTTGCGGTAAATTTTGTGGATTTGGGATAAAAGTTTCTGCGACTAATCTATGCACACGTAAATAAATAGCTTGTTTATCATCTGTACTTTTTACTTGTTTATACCCAACATTGTCAACCCATTGGCAAAGCTCTATTTTGTTACCATTCTTTTTTGTTTTGTATACTTTACCATCATCTGTTACAGAAATATTATTATATTGTGTTGATTTTTCCATAGAAAGAACTCCTTTCTATGATTTTAAATATGTATATTAGTTCGGACTCAACTTAAATCTAAGTCCTATCCGAATTCAAAAGATTTTACATAGGCTATAGTTTACGCTTACCCATGCAAGGAAAACAATGGCCTTCACCATTTGCATCTACCTTGATTTGCTTCATTACCTTTTCACTAATATAATCAGGAGTTAGGCGCTTAGCAGAACATTCAACTGCTTTTTTAGTTACATTCCAATATTTGGTTCCGGGTTTATAATTATCTTCTTCAAGAACATATAACAACTTTGGAAATGCTTGCGTAACATATACACCTTGACGATTTGGCATACCTTTTTCTCGTTGCTTTAAAAACTCTTCAATAAGAAGAATTAATTCTTTCTTATATTCTTCTGTCTCGCCAATATACATGAACAGGGAGCAAAATGGCGCCTGTCCATTTAATGTAAACAACGTTGAAATTTGATAATTAAAAGTCTGCACTGAATCAGCAATTTCTTTTTTTAAATCTGCCAATGCAAACTTTTCTTTTAATTCATCTGAAATATCTTCATCTTTATATTTGTTTTTAAAGATATTGTAGCTATCACGAACGAAAGGTGCTAAATGAGTTAATGTAATAGATTCTCCACCATAAGAATTGGCCGCAACACTAGCCATAATTTGCGTTGTTACTGTCATAGCTGTTAAAAGACGATGCGGTTTGTTGATACGCACATTGTTAATGACTGTGCCATTTTGCAGCATGTCTTCTAGATTGATAAGGTCACAGTTATGAAGAGTTGATTGTGCCATATAATCCATATCGTGTTGATGGCAAATACCAGCGTCGTGAGCTTCAATTACTTTCTTAGGGAAAATATAATTACGAGCAATATCTGTGCTTGTAATGCCAGCAAGATAGTCTCGTTGCACAGTAACGAGCTTAGCGTTTTTATTGCTATTCTCTGTTGCCCAGTAACTTTCTGGGTCATTCTTAATCATATCAAGAATTTCAGCATCATTATGTTTCTGGCGTGCAATCTGGTGTTCATAACGATAAATCATATATGACTTTGCAACATGCGGAAAATCGCCCATGAGTAGTTCTTCAACAGCATCCTGAATCTCCTCTACTGTCATACCGTCATGATAATACTCGGCTTTTTCAAAGTCATTTGCAATGTCTCTTGCAATCTCATGACAAAACGTCCATGTCCATCCAAGAGTACCAGAAACATCATATGCCGCACGAAATACTGCATTTTCAATCTTAGAAATATCGAACTCTACTTTATTTCCATTTCGCTTTGTAATATATTTAGTCAATATCTTTCTCCTTCTTCTCTTGGTGAATTACTTTTAACATATCTTCTATGTTGTCTAAAAGAGGATAGCGAGTTTCAGACGTAGAATTCGCCGCAAACACTCCTTGTCGTACTTGAAAAATCATTTTATCCTCTTTCTCTTATATAAAAATTGGTTAATAAACTTTCTAAACTTATGCCCATGCGTTTATTTGGATAAATGTTTACGTTTTAGCTGTGAAACTGTATGAATTAATTCGTCAGTATTCATAATACTGGATACAAAATCTGTGCGGCTACCTCGATAGCGAAGCACATGCTCATGTGAACCATATCCAAAGTAATCATCATATCCTCCACTAAAATCTTCCCAGTCTGCGAATGCTCGTCTAATGAATTCCCACTTGAAAGTATGCTCTCGGTTAATAGAACGCTTGAGTCGCACAAGTAAAGGAACTTTCAGATAAAAGCATTCGCATTGTAATGTCCAAGGACAAAGTCTTTCGAGCTTTGTCATACCAACAGGATTAAGGACACAGATATTTATACAATCATCATCGAATGAATTGATTGCAGTGCCATATCGCCACCCATGAAACTCAGTATGCTCGATAAACTTATCATCATATTGCATTTCAACGAAAGTTTCCAAGTCAACGAAATGATAATCAACACCATCAACTTCTCTCTCTCTTGGAGGACGGGTTGTATAACTGATTACCTTTTTTGCTGGGATGCCAATCTTCTTATACTCTTCGACTAAGTGAGTGGCAGTTGAATCCTTGCCTGCCGCCGATTTGCCGCAAATGCCAATTACTATTGGATACATCAAACCTCCAAAAATATAGGAGCAAACCTTTCCTTTTTGTTTACTCCTATATTATAACATAACTTTATTTAATTGTCAACATTTTCGCCATAGCGGCTATTAGTCATTTCTATGGTACCGTCTTTATTCACTTTCGTGATTTTATATAGTTGATGTGAATTAGTCTTCTTGTATTTCTTTGCCCTAAACATATCACCGTTTCGATAGCCATTGACTACAATTAAGGCACCTTTTTGAAACCATCCTTGTTCCATGACCTTATTTTCACCATTTACATTTTCACTTACACGGCGATTATATTTTGCAAAATAATCTAATGCAAACTTAACAGTTACAACGCCAGAATCAGTTGTAAGAATATCAACTTGTCCTTTTGTATTATTCTTGCCGACTACTGTACCCATAATTCTATAGGTCTTAGGAATTTTAATCTCTTTATCGCCACGCTTAAATACATAATCAGTAGGCGGAATTGTTGGCAGACTATTATATGATACTATATTATAAATAGATTTATCAACATTTAATAATTCATGCTTGTGGTAATAATATCCAAGAGCATCCATTTCCCAAGTTGAATATGTACCTGCCGCGTATGTATTCCATTGTTCTAAGAATAGCTTCCTATTTAACTTCTGTAATAACTCTTCTTTGTTCTCTTGGATGTAGTTTTTTGCAGCGAGCATTACTTTATTATATTCTTTTTTCCAAGTCTTTTTATTTAGACATATAGAATTGTTTTTAATATATAGATTATCAGTATCAAAATATTTATTATAAAACTTATAATGTATATCTGATTTGCTTAAATCAAATTCTTCTGTTGTATATTTGCATTGTTTTTTCATTGTCTTATCGAAATTGAACACTTGCTTTTGGAACTTTAATTCTTTTGGAATGAGCTTATAATCAATTAAAGATTTAAAGTTTTGCATTGTAATACGCTTTTTAGGATTACTTACAATCTCAATATATTGTTTCATAATATTTTTGCGGCTATCGAAAGAATCAAAAGCACCGCCTTTAATAAGAGCTAAAACTGTAGTCTTATTTTCATTATTTTTATCTAGAAAATCTTGAAACGAATTGTATGGACGATTTGCAATAATTCTTGAAACAACTTCGCCGCCAACTCCGTTTAAAGATTTCATTCCATATAGAATAGCATTATCTTCTTCGTCTGGCTCAAATAGATAACCAGATTTGTTGATATTGACTGGCTTTACTGTAACACCATTGTTAATCATATTACCAATTGCTTTAGCAATTTTACCATAGTTAGATGCGGCATCTTCATCAAGACCAGCATCGACTCGAAGACAAGCTGTATTCCAATATACGACAGGAAAATAGGTAGCTAAATAGACCGTTTGAAGGCCAATATAGGAATAAGCAAGAGAATGAATTCGAGAAAATGAGTAGCCCATCTGTGGTTTGATAGCAGTCTCCCAAATATACTTGCCAAGATTCTCATTTGGAGCACCTTGTAATACCATTTTTCTCAACTCAGGAATCTTGTCCATCTTCTTTTTTGCACAAACTTTTCTTGCAAAATTCGACTCAGATAAAGAAAAGCCGCAGACTTCCATTAGGATTATCATCATGTCTTCCTGCTGAGCAGGTGCCGCATACGTTGGCAGATAATATTTCTCTAGACTTTTTTGTTCTTCTTTTGAAAGACCCCACCTATCCATTTCCGCGTACCATTGCGACATATCATCTTTCATGCGTTTGTATCGTTCTGTTGGTGTTTCATCACCTTGTTCGCTAGCCATGAGACGCATAATAGAATTGCAGTTCGCCATTTCAAGTGGAGTGTGCGGCTTTAAGAGCTTAATTGTCTGACCGCCGACCTGTGTGTCAAATTGGAAAAATTTCAAGACCTTGCCAGAGACAGCTGCTTTCCACAACTTTTCATCGTGTAACGGCAACATGGTAGGATGCAGGTACTTATCATACATTTGACGAAGTGTTAGACCAGTTTCAATCTTACCATTCTCCTGTAAGAGATTAAGGCACTGAGTAATTACATCCTGCACTTCTGTCACAAGGAAATCGAGCTTCACATCACCGCAGTACTCTGCATCCGCTAGAGAATATTGTGTAATAATAGCGCCGTTCTTAGCTTTCATAAAGCAAGCCGTCTGGTATGGGTCTTCTCCGTAAAAGTTAACACCAGAAGCATGAATAGCTCGTTGTGTAACAAGGCCGCAGATATTTAATAAGATTTCTTGTAGACGGGGAAACTTGTTTACCTCTTGGACAAAGGTTTTATTAGGTTTACGTTTCTTCTCTTCGTTGCCAAAAAAACAATCAGATAAAGGCCAAACAAAGCCACGTTCAGAAGGAATTAAAGAAGAAAGGTATTCAGCTTCATCTAGCTCAATACCATCTGGATATTTTTCTGAACGGTATCCTCGACAGGCAATTTTTACAGCCGCTTTAGAAGTAACTGTGCCATACGTACAGACCTGTACGCATCCTAATTGACCACGCTCTTCTCTGATTTTCTCAAAGACTAGTTCACGTTTAGACGGGGCTAAGTCTATATCAATATCACCTAATTCGATGCGCTCTTTATTAGAATATCTCCAATAAGGAAGACTATTGACAACTGGGTCTAGTTGTGTAACTCCTAAAAGCCAATGGTTAAGACCAGAACAGGCTGACCCTCGACCAGCGCCAACTGTTGAGCCGCATTCCCAAAAGAGATTAATGTAATGCTGTAGGAAAATAGGGTAAGCAAACATACAAGTCTCAAGTTTGTCACCAATAACTTTGTTGATGTCTGCTTCTTCCTCTAACCTCGCAAGATACGTTTCATTATTTAATCCTTTTTTGTTTAATTCATTCTGGCAATAATTTATCCAATAACGTTCTTGCGGATTATCGGAGTGCATAAGATAATCAAGCGTAGGATATTTATCCGTATCATAGAAATGATGGTTCTTTTCTTCTTTTGGATAAGAAGGAACTTCTACTTGCGGCACTTGTTGTTTATGATATAAAGTATAATACTGGCATTTATCAAGAATCTTCATTGAGTTGGCGCATAGTTCTTCATAATCAAGACCTGTGCCATCAAGATTTTCTATAATCTCTTTTTCAGACTGTAGATAACAATATTCATAAAATGAATCTACTTCACGCTCTCCACCTTTAGAATTAAGGAAAGCCTTGTGTACATATCTATCTTCTTTTTTTAGATAATGAGTATCACATCCTAGCACGATTGGAAGATTAAATACTTTAGATAAAGAATTCATTCTGGAATTAACAGCGAATTGTTCTTCGCTACGACCAGGAGCTACTTCTAAAGAGAAATAATCTTTGCCAAAGATTGATACACACCACTTGATAAAAATTACAATATTCTTATGATATGCTTTAACTTGTGCGGTGTCTCCTTGTTTTTCAGCTTGAATCATAAGATTAAGATTATGATTTACTTCTCCTGCTAGGCAGGCACAGCTACCGTGTAGGTGACCTTTTCCATATTTTTCGACAATGGCCGCAAGGTCTGACTTTAGAGTAGGTACACGTTCCATTCCTCGGTCAAAATAGCTGTTAATCCAAGCAGTAGAAGATAGCTCACGTAGCATCTTATGACCAATAGCATCTAAGGCTAAGAGAACAAAGTGATAGTAATATTGACCCGAATCTCGTGTGTCTGTAAGATAAATTTCATTGCCGCGAACGATTTTGAAATCAGGATACTTATCTTTATATTCCTCTTGAATGCGGTCAATCTCTACGTGTCCACCTAATGACTCATGGTCGGTGATTGCGATTCCCGCAAGACCTAATTCTATAGCTCTATCAATTAGTTCTTTTGGTTTGACAGTTGAATCAATAAGTCGTAAGTTGGTTAGGAGTAGTGCGTGTGATTGTGAATATCAAATCGCGGCACTGTCATTGGCATCACCGTCCTTCGTTATATGTAGAATGTTATATTTAGCATTTTCGTTTATGAATATATTCAAACGGATAATTATGCTCTAAACAAAACTTTTTAGCCTTTTTTCTTTTTTCAAAAATATATCGCTTTTCAGAAACTATTACAGGCTCCAAAGTTGCAGGAAACTGCTGGGACATAACGATAACCAGAAAAGAATCCAGCGTCTTCATAATATCCTGGCCGACCTATTTTAAGTTGCTTATCCATATGCTCAGGCACAATAACTTCGTAAAGCACATCTATTTGCATTTCTGTCCCTTTTCCGCACGTTCTTTGGCACGAGTTTTACGGCGGGCTGCTCCGGCTTTCTTACCATTTTCCTTAACCCAGTCAATTTTTGAGTAGTCATAAGTCTGTTCCCAGTTCTCAAAGTCTTCTTGGGTGAAACACTGGACTAGTTCGGGTACACCGCAACGAATCTCCTTTTTCATATAAGCGCCCTGCTGCCGACCAGTCATTTCATCGGGAAGAGTCTCGCCAGTCAAACGCTCATAGTTCAGATTCCAACTAAAACGACTCATTTTGCGTGTTGGCATACCAACCTCAGTAGTATAACGGCACTCTTTATTATAACAAGTTGAATACCATTTGTTGTTCTTTTTAAAACCGTTGACATTATGCTGCCCGCACATAGGACACTTTGCCATTCGCATAATCTATGCTACTCCTTTCTATTGGACTTTGTATAAATACATTATAACATAAAAAAGCCCTCTAGTCAAACAAAAACTAGAGGGCTTTTATTTAATTACAATTCTTAAAAAAAGTCAGGATGTTTATCCATCCAGTCTCGGTCTGCTTTAATCCTATCTTCATCTACTGGCCCAATATCACTTGGCTGCTGATTGATAATGTCTTGCATATAGCTTTCAGTCATTTCCCAGTCACTATAAATATCAACTTTGCCAAACTTCTCACGAATAAGAGCATCCATAATAATATCATAACGTGATGCCTTATGCGCAAGATTTCTAAGCTCTGCTTCTTCAATTTGAAGTTTCATTTAAAATACCCATTCCTCTTCATAATCTTCTAATTCAAAATCATCAATTAGAATTTGCGGTGTAATGTTTCCCATCCAAGAATTTTTTGAACATTTACCTACAATGGTTAGTTTCTTTTCACCACTTGTCCATTCTTCAAATTCTTCTCTAGAAGATTTGAATTTCATAATATCTACACCAGAAGGTAGAGAAATTTTAATAGTAGGATGTCCTTTTGCTTCACCTAGAAGCTGGACATTAACATTATCTAATGCAATATCTTCTACCACAACTTTAGACTCTGGAATATCTTGACCATAAATATTTAGTTCTGCAATATCTAGAATATATTTGGGATTGACTCTATCATAATTCCAAACATAATCAACGAGATAGACAGGCTTAAAATCGACACCTTTGTATTGCTCATTGGTCTTGTCTAAGAACTCATAAAAGTTCTCTAAAGGCAAGGACAAGCCAAACGCAGACCCGTGCCCGGCAGCATAATCGACAACACCAGTGTCTTCACAAAGACTACGCATATCTTCAACAGGACAATAAGAATAATTACGAGCAGACCCTTTTAGATGCACCCCGTCTTCCTCTTCAACTTCCTGCAAGACCAATGTAGGATGCTGGTATTTGGCTTGGATTTTATTTGCGATTAATCCCAAGATTCCTGGTTCAGCATCGTCTTTGCCGCATACGCAAGCAATGATAGCATTATTTGTTAGCTTTTTGGTTTGAATTTGGTACTCAAAGAATTCCATAGCTTCGTCTTGTAGCTTAGTCTGTCTACGTTTCACTCGTTCAATAACGGTAATGGCTTCTTGCCAGATAGGAACTTCTTTACCTTTTTCACCTCTCTTGGATGATGGAATCATTGTATCACACTTATAATCCAAGAGAGCACTAAGAAGAAGACGTTTCTCTACCATTTCACCAGTTCGACAACATGCATTAATATAAGGAACTACGTAAAAGCTAGAGCTGAGATAATTAAGTCCATTCATCTTATTTAAAGAGAATTCTTGTTTATCTACAAATGCTTTAAAGAATTTATTTTTAACATTGGCGTAACCGATATTAACGAGCGCTCTCACTTCTTTCTCATGGTAATCCATCATATCACCACAAAGACCAAGAGCGCATAAGTCAACCAAGTCATTTGCATAATCAAAATGGCACATTTCATCCATCTGACGACAAAGCTGCCATGTAACACCTGCGCCGCAAAAACTCTTATTAGGATAATCGTCTAATTGATTATTTACTACAATAGCATCCTCGGAATATTTTTCACAATGGTGGTGGTCGGCGATTACAATATCTACACCATTATTATGTAAATATTTAAGCTGTTCATAATCATTGCTTGCCGCGTCTGGGATAATAAGAAGACTTGTAGTCTTTATAATATTGTCTAAATTAATGTCTGCAAGTCCATGAACTTTTCCTTCGTGGATTAAAATGGTCGGTTCCTTGCTACAAATACGATGAATGTAATTAGCTATAATCGCACTTGAAGTCAATCCATCGCAATCACAGTCTTGAAGAATGGTAATTTTAGAACTTGTATACATGCAATGATCGATAATCATTCCAGCCGCGTCTTTAATATTCTTTAGTAGATGAAAATCATTTACGTCATTCCAATAGGCATTAAGCCAATTGCTTTGTTCTTCTACTGGAATATCTCTATTATATAAAATTTGTTGTTGAGGTGTCAAGCTATCTAATGTTGGTTTATATAATTTATAATCTATTTTCATCAACTCCAAACTCTTTGCACATACATCCTGCTAATGTTTTAAAACCAAGAATAAAAGGATAAATCTTTTTATCTTTAACAGCACATTCAGGAGGAAAAGTGCTAGTCAATTTTAGCTCATGCGGCACATATGGATAGAAATAATATTTACAATATCGACAGCGCTTATGTTTACGGCGATAACTTAGAATCTTTAGTTTATCATCTTCTGTTATACTATATCATCCTCTTGGCTATTTTCGTTTTCTTCCCACCATGATTCTAAATCTTTTCGCTGCCTATAATTATCAATTTTATCACGAAGAATCTCAAAAGGATAAAATATAATATCTATCCATTTATCTATAATAATACAAGCTGCAATGATAGCAAGGCATAAAAGAATCGGAGACATAAGCACAAGTATTAAAATTACGATTTGTCCAATTGTAACACCCATTATAACATAATCCTATTCTTAAATAGATACATGAATACATCTTTACCTTGGTCTAATGGACTTGCCTTATATCCTAGAATATTCTCTCTATCGAAAACTACAGACATGTTCATATACGGTTTGTATTTGTTACCAATCTTGGCAATCTTTTCTTCAACCTTTAGACTTTCATCTGAACCATATTCATCAAAGTCATGGTCAAATGCGATAACAATTTCTTTACATCCTGCATCTTTAAGAAGTTTGAACTGATACTTAGACAAGGAACTACCGCATGTTGCAACACAAATATTATTACCTGTACCATAATATGACATATAGGCAAGAACCGACTTTTCTGATTCGGCTACAACCGCAGTTTGTATTTCTCTAATTCTTTCTTTAGCCCAATTAAGGCCATACAAGTTAAAGCCAAGAGCATGATTATAAAGTTCACCGTGGACTCGCCAAGGTTTGTATTTTCCCTTTTTTTCTTGCTCTTTAATAATAGTTCTCTGTCGAATACCTACGCACCTATCGTTCTGGTCGAAGTGCGGAATAAGGATATTACCGCTAAGAGGGTCATAATGAATTTGCGCAAAATCACACACCTCTTTTGAGATATTAGACCAAGAGGAAATAATAGGTTGAGGATAATGCTGAATAATAGATATATCATATTCTGGCAACTCAATGGTATTATCATTGACATTTACATCTTTTTGCTCTTTATATCTATTGAATATTTTCCAGTCTTCTTGACTATCTTTTAAATCAATATCATTATCTAAATCAATTTGAAGATTTAAGAAATTAACCACGAAATAGATTGCGGAATTTAAATCTACATTCTTAACTTTCTCAACAAGTTCAAAAATATCAAATGCGCCGCACTCGGTATAGCAATTAAACATGCTATTCTCAAAATAATAATATAGTTTCTTTGAACCTTCACCAATGCCATTGTGACAAATCGTGCGGGAAATAATATAATCAGAATACATTTCTGGTTCTGCGCCAAAGTATTCTAGAATATCATATACGTTTTCTGGCTCAATTGATTCTTTTACCTTTGCTTTATCGTATCCCAATTCCCGCACCTCCTATTCTTTCTTCTTTTGGAAGATTTCATCTTTGTCTATTGGTTTAAAAGAAAAGTCAGTTACAAATAAAGTCTTATATCGACAAGTGCCTTTATTCGCGCGCATCCAACAAATAACACGATTGAATTTCCCTCGTCGATTCTTATATACACTTCTTTTTACATTTGGTGGACACATGCCGGGATGCTGCGCCAAAACACCTTCAATATCTTGAATATCTTCATCTGTACAATCGACCATGATTTCACCGTAGTCGATTCGGTTTGCGATTGATTTTGCGCCAGCTAACATGTTCTGGTCTAGAATTTTCTCTTGACGATAACTACCATTAATTTGAGTGCTTGACAAAAGAAAGACATTGTTCTCGACAGCTATTTCTTTAAGTTTAGATGACATAAGGAATAGAATTTGGTCCTCGCGTACTTTCATTCCAGTTCCATGTGAGATTTCCTCAATCATCTTAATGGATGAAGTTAGATAGTCAAAGACAACACATTGAAAAGTTAGGTAATCTGTATTGCCTTGTTCATCTACTCGTGGATATTTGTATTTGCGCATATTGCGTTTGATACAATTCTCAACATCTTTCATACCATAGTTAGGAAGATATTCCATACGAAGTGGCGCTTCTTCTAGAATCTGTACTGCTTTCTTTAATCTCTCTTCCTCGTCAAAAGTAAGTAAATCCATTTCAACGATATGGTCTTCTGGAATATTACCAATAAAAGCCAGCGCCATAGTTGTAAGCTCTTCAATGTCTAATTCTACCGAAATATATAAAGTAGGTACTCGATTATATAAACGCTCCCATTTACCTTCATCTGAATAATATTCAGAACATGAAAAGAAGCAAGCATCGGCAACACCAGTTCTTGATTTCAATTTGTTACCCTGTAGGCTTTTTATCCTACAGCTCTTACAGTTTCCCGCAAGTTCAGCATATCTTTTCTTTCTTGTAAAGAAAGCTGGGGCCTCGTGGCAGGATTATATCTTTTCACCTGCTATGCGTTGCGGCTGATTAATTTAAAATTAACCTTCACCTCTGATTCCCTTGCCTTTTGGTTTAGGGTTCCAGATTTTCTCCCCAGTTTATTGTCGGCAAATCATTCTACCGACACCTGTTGCTGCACTTCTTAGATAAAAGCGGCCAGGTCGTGCGCCCATAGCGATTGCATCTTCATATAAATCATACATTGCCCAACCACGAGCAGGATGCTGTGCTAATTCATCTACAATCTTTTGGACATTATCACCAATAGCAACAGAGTCATTATCGTTATTGTCTACATATAAATCCCTGATAAAATAAAATTTACCTTCTACATCATCTGCTAATTGCTCTAATGTCGTGCCGTCAAGGTACTCGTCTTGCGCTTGCTTCTTTGCAGAATCTAAGATATTATCAGGGTCATAAATATCAGATACATCTACGCCAACATCATCATATGCGCGAAGTAGAGACATTTTCTTTAGACGATTATAATAATACTCAAAAGCATCTAAGTGGGCATTTGCATGAGTTTCAAACATCCACTCTCGACCTTTATTGGCTTTATAAACTGCATATGCTTTTGGCTTATCTTTAAGATAATTTTCAATTTCTCGCGCAAGATGGTCGGTTACACCTGCGTTATATAGACTATATAACGCACCAAATACTACCTTATGTAAATCATTGCAAAAGTCGTGTTCTGAAAAGAAGTATTGTCCATCTGCTGCTAAGTATTCGGGTTTCCGCATACAACATCCAATTACCTGTAATGCCGCGACAGAATCATAGTATTTACTAATCAAATATCCTCCCTTCTATTCCAAATTGAAACGTGGCTTTTTTCTATAGATATTTACGTCTCTTGGTCGCACAAATACACGATGTTCATCTGTAATATCTGTATTCACTTGCTCTTCACTCTGTACAGTTCTAATCTCTTCCAATCGCTTGAAATAGTTTTCCGCTTCGATATAAATTGATTTGACAATCCATATACCGCCATTCGACCTACTCGGGTCGTTATGTTTTACCTCATACCAATATTTTAAAGACTTAGCCATTTGCTCATATGTAACGCCAGCTTGAATAAGTTGCCCCATATTTAAGGCTACCTTTTGATAATCTATATATACCCCAAGATATTTTCCAGCCATTTTCATAACTGCTTCTCGTTGCTTTTTCAGCTTATCTTTATTCTTTTCTTTTTCCTCTTGGCTTTTGGTATAACATTCATCATGCCAATATCGGTTGCCAATCTTGTTCCAATCAAACTCACAATCACGGTCAATCATTTGGCCGCAATATGGACATTTAACAAGTCTTTGTTTTGCCATATTTTCTCCTAACTTTATAATATAATTATAACATATTCAGGAGATTTTGTCAATAAAAAAGACCGCCCAATTATGGACGGTCTTTAGAATTAAGCTACATCAATTCCATTAGACAGTAAGTCTTTAAGGTCATCAAGGATAAGTGAAAGCTGTTCAGCTTGCTTAGCAGTACAGTCATTGACCTTCTTGCCGACACCGAGATACTTATCTGTAATTTCGATAATCTTAGGCGCCCAAGACTTCTTGAATTCATCCTTAGAAACACTGTGTTGAATCTTGACAGTTAGTTCTTTGAACTCATTCTTCATAGCTTCAAAGTCAGGTCCATCATTAATGTCATAAGCAGTAGTGCGTGCATCAGTCACGAATTTTCCAGCATCTTCCTCTGCCTGCTTATCAATTGCATCACCAATAGCCTTGACAAGATTGTCATAGGTGAAGTCAATAGAATCAGGCGTATACTTAAATCGAGAACCAGCTACGAATCGAGGGGTTCCGCGCATATACAGAACAGTATGAGTGCGGCCATCTTCCTCTTCTACTGGATGGGCGTAACCGATAACGTCACTCATTCGGTCAACGATTAGACGCGGACGATTGCCAAGAGTAGGAACAATCTGGTTATATTCACTACCATTTTCATCAGTAAAAGTCTTGTCTTGACTATGTGAAATCATTACTAGACCATAGCCCATCTGAGGAATGGAACGAAGACATTCATCGAACTCTTTACTAGTTTTAGACCACCCCTGACCATAAGGTAGCTCATTCACAGCCGAGACTCCAGCCTGATTGCAGATGTACTTTTCACAAAGGTCATAAGCAATGTCAGCAGTATCAATAATAATATTGCTGTATAGCTCATGAGCTTTCGGGTCTTTTAGCTGCTTTAGAACCTGTTTAAATTCAGACCATTTGTTAATAGGTTGCGGTTTTACGCCGCCAATTGCTAGATAGCCAACCTCAAAACCTAATAGTAAGGCTTTTGGAAATTTGGCTGCTGTTGATGTTTTTCCAGTCTTAGGCTCACCGTAAAACATGATTGTATAGCCCTCTAGCGAACGACTAACTTTGTGAGGTTCAATATTAAAAATATCAATTGACATATATTGCTTTCTCTTTTCTCTCTTGGTTTAATCTTTTGCTATCTACTATTAAATACGATTTAGATAAATAACATTATCTCGGCGGCAAGTGCTATGTCCCCAATTGCTTAGCCACTCAGTTGCGTCCTCGCTGCTAAACTTCGCTTGGATGCTAGAAAATGCTACTTTCACGCCCTGCCCAAGAGTCATTGTGTCACACCCTTCGTTGTCTACGACAACAACGCGGTCTTCGTAGCCCTTTGGGCATGTGTACCAGCGATCCTGCTCAACTACCCAGAAACGTGGGTCCGCTTGACAAAACGTCTCTTGCGTATTCAATTTGTCTTGAAGCTCCTTTAGGAACTTGACTTCATCCGCTGTTAGCATTTGCTTACCGCCTTCGCTCCACAGCTCATTCGCTTACGACCTCGTAGACGTTGCAGTTGGTAAAGTCGATGCGGTACGTCTTGCCTTCATCGCGGCACAGCTTGCAATCCTTGTACCCTTTCGTCCACCATGCAGCGTTGTCGCAACCCTTCCATCTGAGCAGTAGCCATACAAGTCTGCCGTTATCGTCCGTAACAGGATTGCCATTATCGTCAAGTACGATGTCTCTATATATCCAGAACAAGTCGTTGTTGTGCTTGTAGTGCCTGGCCTTTCCGATGTATTTCTCAATCATCCCTTCACCGGCTTTACGCAACTTATTCGCTATCTTGCGGCGCACTCCGAGCACTTGGCAGCAGGACTGCACATGACGTAAAATTAAATTCCATTTTAAATCCTTTTCTATCTTATAGGGGATAGAACTTAATCTCTCCCCTATTTATTTAATTGTCTGCTACTTGACTAGAAAGGCCATGCCTCGTCATCATCATCTTCGTTTTCATCCGCTGGGGCTTCAACCTTTGCGACTACCTTTGCTGCCGCAAAGTTCTGACCACCGTTACGACTAGCCTGATACTCGTCATGATTACGCTTAACTTCTGCCATACGCTCTTCACGCTCGTTTAACTTCTGCTTGAATTCCTTTTTGGTGATGGTAGATTCATCATCCCACTCATAAGGTTCGACCGCAGCCCAAGCAACATCCCAAGAACGAACATGACGAACGACCTTATGAACTACTGGGTCACCAAATGCAGATTCTTCAGTCTTCTCAGTCGTGATGGCTTGAGACACGATAGAACCCTTGATATGGGTTAGAAGAGGATTCTTATTAGAAATATCTTGGTCAATGAAGTAATCCATGCCACCCTTTGAACGGACATTAACGTCAACAGGAAGAATGCCACCACGATAATCAAAAACATAACCACGAAGATTTACAAAATCATCACCATCTTCAACCTCACGCTCAGCCGCATCTGCAATCAGCATATCGACATCGAATGTCGCAGGATTCTCAGAAATCTCGTTGGTCATAACGTGCATAAACTGACCCTCGACACGCTTAGGAGAAACAACTTCACCATCACGAGATACAAAATCATTTGTGCCGACAGAACCATCAATACGAACCTTGATAGCAGAAGTACCGACAGCTTCAAAAGTATCTGAACCCTCATGGTCAATAAGAGCGGTTAGAATCTCCCATGCGGGATTAGGCTTGCCGCTCTTAAAAGTCTCGGTCACGTAACGGAAAAATACAGGGACAACATTAAGACCCTTATCATCAGTTGCAATGTTCACTGTACCGTTAATAAATGGAGTGCTTGTCTTTTTAGAGACACGCTGTGCAAGACGGTCAGTTGAAAATACGTATCCTTCAACATGGCATGAATTATTTGTCTTTGAAAACATTCAATTTCCTTTCTAATTTTTCTTTCAATCTATATCACATATTATAACATGTTTTAAATCTTAGTCAATAACTTTTTTAGGATATTTTCCACATGACTTATGTTCTAGACAATAACCAGCTTTGTCACATTTACACTTAAAAAATAAATCACAAATAGTTTTCCATTCATCAGAATACTCAGATAATGCTTCAATTATATCTCTCATTAGTTGTCTAAATTCCCAATAGGCACGAGTGCATAAACGCTGTTCAGCCATTGTCATAAGTGTGCGGCTATTGAAGCGACAACTAACAGTCGTTGTCATTCCAAGAGGAAGAACCATATTTGCATCTTCCTGCGGAATTCCACATTCCTTTTGCATATAAGTAGTAGCTTCGGCAATAGCTTTCATACAAGAATCGTACATTTGCTTTGCATCTTCATTTACCGCGATTTTTGGAGGAACTACATAATCAAAATCTTGATATTTGATATAACGCGTACTTGCCTGTAGACGTGTAGGCGCTCCACCATTATGAGTATAGAATTCTCGAATTACCTTTGCTGAATACCCTTCTAGAACAAACCATACTTCTCCAAATTCAAGTGTGCGGAAATGCCCATCTTTTATACAAGAAAGACCGCGCTTATAGTTCTTCTCTACGTTACTGGTATCTGTACCATAACAAGGGCCAGCCATTTCTCCAATTAACGTAATCGGATTCTTAATAGTATTACTGTTAATCGTTACTTTTCCCATTTGCACCATCCTGTGAATTGAAACCATAGTTAATTGAATTATATACATCAATATAATATTTTTCTTTTTCATTTAATTCTTCTTGCGGGCAAAGCTCAACGACCTCAAATGTAAATTGGTCTAAACCATCTCTAAGCATCGCCGCATACAGCTTGTTATTTTTAGGTGTATTTATTCCGCATCCGCAACGACAGTGCTGTGTAAAACGATTTGCGATATCTACAGACTGACCTATATAACATTTTGTATCATTTATATCTGTAATCTTATAAATACCGCAAACCTTTTCAGTACCAACAATATTGATAAATAAAGCCTTTGCTTTCTTCTGGAAATACGTTGACCAAATTAGCTTTGAAAGAATCTCTGGGTTAGAAAGGCGGTTCTTAAACGAATTTAAAATATCAATATCTGCTTTATCACTATCTTCGATAATGATACGATAATCATCTTTAGAATCTTGAACCGTCTGTTCACGTTGAAACGCTTCAATTGTCGCAGCCTTTTGTCGCTTTAGTTTATCAAGCGAGCTTTGAAGAATTTGAATTTGCTCGACATATTCAGCTTTATCTTCATCGACTTGAGCCTGAAAATCACGAAGATTATTCATGATATTCTCTTTTTCAACTTTTTTAAAGTCTTCAAAACTCTGCTTCTGCTGTTCCACATTCTCTTGGAGAGATTTTAAATGTGCCTTTTCATTTTGAATTTGATATTCAATATGCTCTCGCGCAATAAGAACTTCTTTGTTGTTCTCTTCGACTATATCACATGTTTCTTTTCTGCCAGCTATAACGCCTACACTATAGCCGCATACGATAAATGTAATAGCACAGACAACAGCTATAATAAATTCGAGAACCATATTACTTGGTGTATGTTACGGTGATTTCAGGGTCAACTTTCATACCTTCATCGGTAAGGCGAATAAAGTTAGTGCCACCATCAAGCTGTAGCTCACGAACCGCATAGCCTTTGCGAACAAGCGATGAGGTGATAATGCAATTAGTAACCTTATCAGTTAGATGAACAGCCTTTGCAATGTCCTTAAAAGTTTCATCCTTGCCCTGATTCTCCTGTAGGTGCTTTAGAACCTTTTTAGCATTGTCTGAAAATACTGGCTTGGTATTAGTAATCATATAACTCCTTTACTTTTTCATTTTTATTTCATATACATGATAACATAAAATATTCTAGAAGTCAAGCCTTAGCTAAAAATTTCTTCTAGTTTACAGTCCTGTGCTGGTTTGTCCGCGCGAAGCCTAGATAGATAAGGATGCCGAAAAGTTTTACTCTCCTTATCAAGACTCATGCAATTTACCTCTACGACTGTTCCAATATATTTTTCAGGATTGGTCGCAAGGTCAGCTTTAAGATTATCTGTAAGACCAGAAGATACACGACCAATAGACACAAGATTTCCTGCATTATCATATGCGCCAAGTTGTAAAGCCCCAGCCCAACCATAATATGCGGCTTTTGTAATTAGATTACCTTCTTTATCTTTATAGCCCCAAGTCTCAGATTCCTTACCAGTATAAAGATATTCTGGCGGCAGAACTTCTGTAATTACAAAATCAATATCATTCTGAGCCTGCTTGATTTTGAACATGACTTTTGGCTGTCGCTTGCCTGGTGCATATAGACCATTCTCGACACGAAATACCATACCTTCTTCGCCTGCGGCAAGTTTATCAATTGTAACTTTATCTAAATCTAGATAAGCGTTATCGTAGCATCGTGCTACTTCAAGTTCTGGAATTAAAGGAGTGGCAATATCAATATGTTCACAAAGATTACTATAACGATAATCATATGTCATATTATTCATAACATAATCTTCGCCGCCATATGCAAGAATATCGTGCATATAAAAATGAATCTTGCCGTACTCACCTTTCTGACGCTCAATGGCTTTCTCTGGTAAAGCACCCAAAACTGATGTTACATTCTTAGATGTGCCATTAGGATAATAAACCTCACCGATGATGCACGTACCATTAGGAAGTTCATTCATAGCCCAATCTTTAATATGCGGCACTTTATCAATATTATCACTATAATAGCCAGTCTTTTTAGAGACTGTGCGACTATAAAGATGAACCTCATTCTCGTCTTTGATTAACTGTGACCAATATCCATCTTTCTTAATAGTGCCGATGATTGGTGTATTTTTAAACATATCCTCGTAGTTCTTGGGAGCTTTGCCAACCAGCATTGGCGAATAAATATTTAGAGACATATTCCTCCAATAGAAAGAAAAGGGCAGACTAAAGAATAACTCCCCGTCCACCCTTGTTTGCAATTTTACCTGTAAAGTTCTGCGGTTCAGTAATTGTCATAGATACAATTTTATCATCATCATCTAGCTTAATACCGCACATGCCGCCAGAGCGAATACTGCTTGACCGCACACTATCAGCCATGAAACTAATTTGTCTCTTGGTTGACGTTAATGTTACAACACATCCATTTGTCTCTTGAATGCTGACAATTTTGCTGTCGGTCTTAAATGCTACAGAACCTTTAACGTTACGAGTGCCACCAGCGAATTGTTTACCTTCACACTTCTTAACTTTACCGTCTTCTGTAACAAAGAACATATAAGGCTTGTCTACGAATACATCATTATGAATTGTGATAATCTTTTCGTCATTATCAAGATTGATGATTGCACCGATAGCTGTGCCCTTATCCTTTGAACCGCATTCTTTAATATCTGAAAGAGCAATCCTAAAGAATCGCCCCTTGTTCGAGAATAGAGCTACTTTTCTATCCTCAGATACAGTAAATGCAAGGCTACCGTCACTCTTGTACTTAGAAGGTGAGACTTTTTGCAGATAACCAAGAGGATTAAATGTAATAACAAAATTCCTATTCTCTTTTGGCGCAGAAGACCTTTTCTTTTTTGTTTTTGTAATTTCCTTTTGGACTACTTTAGTGCGGCGTTCGTCTCCAAACTTTTCAGATACTTCATTAAAACGTTTAATCATTTCTTGCTTTAGAAGTTTATTTGAATTTAAAATTGAACTAATTCGTTCAATCTCAGACTCAAGATTTTCTTTATCTTTAAGTAGCTTGTTTACTTCTAGTTTTGCAAGACGAACAAGTTTAATCTCTAGAATCGCTTTGGCTTGGTCTTCATCAATGCCTAGAAAAAATTGTAACTTTTCATTAGCTTCTTTGGTTGAAGAAGAATTTTTAATTGTCTCAACTGTTTCATCAATCTTATTAATTGCCGCAATGATACCATTTGTAATTTTTAATTTGTAATTGAGAACATTAAGTTGATGCTTATACATATTGGTATACACTTGTTTTTCATGCTTTAAGTGTGCGGTCAATGCTTCTTGCCAACCAAATACTTTTGGATAACGACCGTTCTCAAGCATTGTCATGTTAATACTATAAGTTTTTTGTAGAGAAGTATTATCAAACAGATAAGTTGCTACTTCTTTTGGATTAGCAGACTTAGAAAGATAAATCTTAATACAGACGTTTTCACCTGTAAGGTCATTTAGATTAACGATGCCAGGATTAGTCTCTTCATCATTCGTAATCTTTTCAATTTCATTACAAATAGTGTTAGTATAAACGCTATAAGGAAGTTCACGAACGATAATGCAATTATCTTTCTTGTCGTATTCTAACTTTGCACGAACAATGCAACCTTTGCCTTTACCAATTTTAAGGCTTTCGCGCACTTCATCTTTATTGAGAATTGTGCCGCCAGTTGCAAAATCAGGATAACATAGAATATCATCAAATGTAGTATCCTTGTGTTCTAGCATATATACCATTGCCGCATTTACTTCTTTGAGATTGAATTGTGGAACAGAGCTTGCAAGACCAGACGCAATTCCGCTTGTGCCATTGATGATATTATAGAATCCAAGAGAAGAAAGAATTCTAGGATACTTCTCAGTATCGTCATAATTATCTACCCATTCATCTACGGTATATTTATCAGTTTCTTTGAGAAGATAATCAGACAACTGAGAAAGACGTGATGCTGTGTATCGTGGTGCGGCCCAGTTCCCTGTCTCTGTTAAAGTTCCGTACGAACCTTCCACCTCTACTAGTGGATACCTCATGGAAAAAGGTTGTCCACTGCGCATTACAATACCTTCGCAAGACGCGTCGCCGTGAATGTAAAGTCTCATACAACTTCCTATCGCTTTAAGCGTCTTTTTAAATGGCTTATCATGAGTGAATTTGTCTGTGAACATACAGTACAGAACTTGTCTAGTAGATGGTTTTACGCAGTCTCGAACATCTACTAACGCACGTGACTGAATAACTGCTCCTGCATACTGCCCAAAACTGTTATCAATAACATCGTCTAAACTTACTTTAAAATCCAATTACTCTTTCACCTCACTAAAGTCAATATTATTGAAAATAAAATCTTTGCGGCCATCTGCATTTGAACCCATGAGAGTTATAAGTTTATTCTTTGTTTTGTCTGTTGGAATAAGAACATCCATATGCTGATTCGCGCCAAACATAGAATTACGTGCTTGGCTCGCAGATAGCGAACCGAGTCCCTTACAACGTTGTACTTCTACTCCTGCGGGAAGGTTTGGCCTAGCTGCGTCCATTTCTTGGTCTGTAAAATAATACTGTTCATTATCTTTGCCCTTAACAATATAGAGAGGTGAGCGTAACCAACATAATCTATTCTCTTGGATAAACTTAGGACAGAAGTGCTCTAGAGCTGATGCAATAAGCAATCCGATGTGGTAACCGTCACTATCGGAGTCAACGCAGATACCAATCCTACCATACCTTAAACTTGTCTCTTCATAGTCTTCGTGCGGTCTAATACCTAATGCCTTAAAGAGCAGTTGAATCTCTTCGTTCTTTAATAGTCTATCATCTTTATTTGCAAGTGCGTTGATTAACTTGCCACGTAACATTAAGATTCCATACTTATCAATTTCTCGTGCAACACACATCGAAGCACCAGCCGACAGTCCTTCTACCACGAGAAGAGTAGAATCTTGACCAAGAAATTCAGCGTCTTTAAGTTTGTCTGGGTTAAGAATTTTTACCTTATTACCACGCTTTTTGTTATTCTTAACTGCTGCACGTGCACGTTTAGCCGCTTCTGTGGCCTTTCGCGCAAGGATAGCCTTTTCAAGAATAGCCTTTGCATCTTCTGGATTGCTGTCTAGCCATACCTCTAATTGCTGCCCAAGAGTAGTAGTAAAAGAAGTATCCATATCAATAATATCGTCTTTTACCTGCGCATTATATTTAACACCCTTGCTATTGATATTGCATACCAATACAATACCTTCTTGAATTGCAGCACCATCAAGATTTTTATCTTTTGCAGTTAAAAGATTATTTTCTTTTGCCCAGTTATTAAATACGCGAGTAAGAGTTGATTTAATTCCTGTAATGTGCGGCCCAGATGATGTAATACCGTAGTTGACATATGGAATAATTTTGGATTGGCTACCAGACGTAAAAGTCATAGCAAGATTAATTTTATCAGTATTCATAACAAAATGATTACCAACAATTTCAATATCTTTACCACGTTTTTCATCTAACATATCTTCGATACTGTTATGGCTAATTTTTTCACCATTTAAGAATACTGTTAAAGTTGGACAAATACAGGTAATATCATTGAAAAACTTTTTGAAAAATGAAACCGATGTTTTATCTGTATCAAAAAATTGTTCGTCTGGAAGATAAGTAACAGTCGTACCAGTATGAGCAGTTTCTTTAGCGTTTCCACTTTGATGACTATAAAGTACACCATCTGAAAAGCTATTACATTCCCACCTACCTTCACGAACTGTTTCTGCCATTACATTCTTAGATAGATATGTAACTAATTTTGTACCAATTCCGTTAAGGCCAAGACTTGAACCTTCATATACTCCATCATCTGTATATTTACCAGACGTATTCATAGTATCGAACGCAGCTTGAAAAACAGTTTTACCATCGTCTCGCATTTCATCTACAAGAAATCCTTGAGCAAAATCTTCAATACGGCATAAACCACTTTTGTCAATTGATACATCAATAGTATCACCATGACCAATGTTATGTTCATCAAGAGCATTACTAAACAGCTCCATCATAAGTTGATTTGGAGTTGAAGTATCGCCACAATACATAGATGGACGTTTTCTTACATGCTCTCTTGGTGTTAACGATTGAATAGATTCTTTAGTATAATCATTCTTAGCCATGAATCTCCTTTCTATTTACAGATATTATATCATTTTCATTTTCAATTGTCAACAAAAAAAATGGATGCCGATTATAGCAATCGACACCCATACAATTACATTCGCTTGTTTTCTACATCTTTTAGGAACTGCCTGCGGCTATCTACTTCATCCTTACAGAATTCCTTAAAGTTATTCTTTAAGTTCCTATATTCATCACGAGACTTGTACCAATCATGCTTTGCCCAACGACAAGCGTCCTTAAAATATTTCGCATCCTCAAGCATAGATGCGTAAGACATAATACCATAATAGCGCTCACGCATAGCTTCAGCACGCTTCTTCATAATTTTTACACGACATTTATACTCGGCAATACGCCAACCGCTCCAACGGTTTGCCACGTCAACATCCTCATCATGCGGCTTAGCATATCCAGTAAACGTACCCCACTTTGAAGATAGCGTTACCGATGCCAGTTTAGTATTTTCATCCCAAGAACAATCAATTACTCGACGATGTGCCATTTGTTTTCTCCTTATCGTTTACTGTAAGCTGCGGACATACAAGAATTCATGATAGCAAACTGAGTTGCTTCAAGGTCATATGCCGCATCCTTAGATGGCTCAGGAATAAACTTAGAATTATTCTCAATAAGCTCGTCCATTTTCATTACATAATTTTCTGCCTTTAGCTTTGCATCTTCTGGTGTGAAGACAGTACGGTAACGCTTAATATCCATCATTTCATCACGGTACATGCTCTCTTTACCAAAAGAATCATATCCATCAACCCATATGGCCTGAGAAAATGTCGCACCGTCAACGAGATAACGTTTGACAAACAGATACAGTCGCATGATATGCTGTAATTCCTTCGCTACATATCCATACTTTTCAATCAGCTCATGGTTTGCAGGAGAATCATGGCAAATATTTTTTGCCTTTTCCATAGCCATTCCAAGAGAAGAAAAAATTAATTTCTGCGGATTAAGGTTAGCAATATCATCACAATGTTTACGGAGATATTCCCAGTAAATCTTATACTTAGGATTAACAACATAATACTCAGTGCAAAGAATTTCCAAGAAGTTAATATTTGCCTTATGGAGAATCTTAAAATAGTCTCGAAAATCTTTAACTGTACAATGCTCGTCATTGTCCATAATCTCGACTTTATTAAGATGCTTCTTATCCAAGAACAAATCATATGCTGTTGGAATCATAAGCAACTTTGTATCAACATCAGATTCTTCGTCCCATAGATTATAATTCATGGAACCATTGGCTGCGCATACAAGATACGGATACTGCCAATACTTGCCTGTGGCAATAATAGCGCCAAGATGCTCTTCAACCCTATTCTGAATCTTATTTACATTTTCTGCCATTTCTATTTCCTTTCTCTATATATGTATTATAACAGATTTATTTACCAGTGTCAATACAAAAAAAGGCACCCACGAGGGTGCCTTTACCAAAAGAAAGAAAATTAGAAGTGGTAGTTATCGTTGATGTAGTCATATAACTTGCCGCCATTCTCTACATACTCAAGCATCTTGAAGACGTTATCGTTCAGAGCTGTCATGAGGTGGACGTCGGGATTGCCTGGATTAGCAATTTGGTCAGCATAGTTGCCGAGGTCGAAACTATAAAGAATTGTGCGGCCATGTACAGCACAATAATTATTATAGCTGCACATACCGTCAGTGCTATCTCCCCAATAAGTATACTGTCTTGCCATCACCTGCATATCAGAGACAACGAAGATGCGGTCGTACTTCTTGTCACTGATAAGACCGAAAGCAGGAGCAATGTCAGTTCCATAACCGCAATTATCGTTCTCACACATTTCACGAATTACTTGGAATGGGCCGCAAGCCTTCTTGAAAGTTGCAGACTTAGCACGATTGCCGAACTTTACAAAGTCGCAATTACCGTTAATGTAAAGAGCCGCAGCATAGCAAGCGCCAACTTCCTTGATGGTGAGATTGGACTTATTACCATAGCGGTCTTCCATCGAACCGGAGACATCAAGCATGATAACAGAATTACCTTCCAACTTTGGCATGTTGCCGCAAGCAATGCGGAAAGCAGTATCAAGTGCAGTGATGACCGCAAAATTCTGAACATTTAAATTACGATAAGCGATATAAATCTGATAAGGAAATACAAGAGACTTCTTGATAGAAACCTCGTTAATAAGCTGGTCTACAAGATTATGCTTAATCCATTCGTCGTCAACGTCCTCTGCGAGAATGTTGTTGAGATTACGGATAAGAGCGAGATAACCGAGACGATTACCCTCAACCATATTCTTCCAACTATCCTTGCCAGTGGAGATATTGACTTCCCAAGTATCAGCAGCTTCTAGCTTACCATTCATGTAACCATCAACAATGCCACTCTTGGGATGAATGATATTGATAAGGTCATACATGTTATAGCGCTTGCCATTCATCTGATACTTCATAAGATTGTACTCAGAAAGACCAGACATATAATCTGCAAAACCACGAATCATAGAATGAGAACGCTTGCCACCAAGCATGTCAACAGCTGCGAAAATCTCAGACATATCATCAGGACGATGACAGAAAGCCTTATAGAAATCGCGCTTGCGCTCAAAGCTCTGACCATTCAGCATAGCCGCAACAAGCTGCGAGACACTACGCATACCAAGTTGGTTTCGTGCAAACATGGCACACTTACCAGCGAACTCAGCGCCATACTTATCAATTACAAGATTCGTAAGTTCGATGAAACGAGTCTGCTGCGTGTCGGCATTCTCGTAGAAACCATCGTCCATCTTGCTAGAGAACAGGAAATTCACCCAATTCTCAAGTACATCCTTCTTGTAATTCTTGCCGCCCTCGTATGACATAGAACGCTCGGGCTTAACCTTTTCATTAAACTTAGACATATTTTATCACTTTCTCTTGGAAGGAAAACTTTCCTATATTATAACGTCTGTTTATATGACTTGTCAAGTAAAATTTTAGAAAAAACATCTAGGTCATGGAAACCAGAGTAGTCAATGATTTTCAAATTGCCAAGAGCATCATAACCATAATTGCCAGTATGCAAGTCTGAAATCTTTTCTTTATAAAGAAAATCAATAAAGCGTTGAGTTGCCCTTCGACCATACGTTTCAATGAAAACGCTACACTCTGTAGTATAAAATTCACTATAGCTATCTTTGTGCTCTTTGCAGCTTTTATCAATCATTGCCTTTGCAATTTTATCCGTCTTGCGGCAATTGCTCTTTTTACGACTATATGTTTTCCCAGCGCAAGAAGAAACATACACCGGAACGCCGCATATAAAACCTAAAAAAGCAGTCTTAGTAAACATCTGATTAACATTATACTTGCGGGCAATACGATAAATATATTCTTCAACCGCACAATAGTCATTTGCATCTACTGGATATGCACCATCATTATTTGCATTTTTATAAAGGACTACATCATCAAAGCAGAAATACGTAGGCACACGCTCTTGCTCAGCACAGTCTTTAAAATATTGATTATCTTCATCCTCAATATGAAAAAATCCAATATAAGGAATCTTAAACACATAGTTGTCAAATTCTTTAAAATGAAATACAGATTTAGAACAACCACCATTAACCCAATCAGCACCAATAGTATTGCCAATTTGCTTAATAAAATTATAAAAAGTGTCTTCAACGGCATATTCAAAATATACCTGAGACAATTTTAAAAACTCAGGATTACAATTACGAAACCTATTATCAATAAAATTAAGCATCTCTGATTTATTCATATAGTTTCCTTTCTTCGTTCCACTATATTATATCATTTCAGAGTTGCATTTGTCAATTATTTTCTTTTTAGTGCCGATGGCCTTGCCTTTTTCATCTAAAACTGTACCGATAGGACATCTTTTATAGACATATTTTAAAAATTCGTCTACCCTTTCAGTCCCATTTTTGTACATACCAAAAGAAAGAAAGGGTAGAATCTCATTATTTATATGCTCATATTCAGCATATGTATCATTGTCTAATTTTCTAGTGCATCCTTGCCTAGATTCTTCTGGAACATATTCACCTATGCGGCACAATGGGCATGAATCATTATCGCAGTCATGGCAATATAGGCTAACGATTGTATAATCATCCACTTGGTTGCCAGTCTTTTATAAATCTAGCTGGATTGTATGGAATCCATACTTGATAATCTGGTGGCAGAACTACTCTTACTTCTACTGACTCTGTGACTATAGGAACACCGTTTACATATATCATCTGTGAATCAGATTCAATATGAATATCATATTGCTGTCCATGTTTCAATTCAACATTCATTGGCGGCACAGGATTTTTATATACCCAGTCTTCACCAATATATGTATACATTAGCGAGCCTTGCGGATTTCAAAGATAGGGTCATAATAAGTCTTGCCAGCTTTGACTTTCTCAAGAAATGCTTCGGCATTCTTCTTCTCGACAAACATCATTGCCTTGCTTGAATCAGTTGTGCGCATACCTTTTGCTGTAAGCATACGGAACTGCTTATCAATATAAGGTTCCTTGGTGCGCTTTCCGTAAATCATCCACATAATTTAATACTCCTATTCTTCTATGATATGCTTTAAACGAATTTCTTTAGTAAAATTGTTAATTGCTTCTATCTCTTGGTCTTGATAGCAATCATATACTTGGTCAACATTTCCAAGCCATACAAAATGCGTATATCCATCTTGATTTACCAAACCAAACAAATCAAAAGTCTTATATTCAGGTCGGCCTTGAATGATTGCATCTTCGAGTGTCATTAAATCTCCCTAGAGAATGTCTTTTTCTTTTGACATAATTATAACATATAAAAAGTGAGCCGTCAAGAAAAATTTGGCAGCCACTTAAAATTTTATTTAGTTGTTAAGAATGTACTCGCGTACTCGTGCTTGAGTAAGACCCTTGATTGCGGCCAGTTTGACAGAAGCAGCTTTCTTCTTCTTGAAGAAATCCCAGAAGTTCTCTTCCATAAGTTCGTCAAGAACCTTATTGATAGCCATGCCGAAGAACTTGTCGTTCTTGCAATCAATTTTCTCCATATCAAGAGCGATAAGAACTTTATTGACTTCCTTCTCGACAAAAGCCTCAGTGCAATACTTCTCTACAAACTCCTTCTCCAAAGAGTCATTGCCCGTGTAGACAGTCTTCTTCTTAGACTTGTAATGATGCCACTCGTCACGAACAATCTTGGCAATCTGAACATTACCCCATGGGTCGCGCACGCAAGGGTAAGCCTTGATTACGATGCCCTCACCGATAGTCCCCTTTGGAAGATTGTAAGTACACTCGTCAACGTGCTTGTTCACATCGTCCCAAGTCATGTTGCTAATGCGGCAAATGACAGGAACGCAACGATGATAGAACTTACTAACTACTGGACACCATACATCATAATCAACATACTCACCATCCTTAGTATTGAGAATATCAAAGATGAAGAATCCGCCTTCAAGATAAGTCTTGATAGTACCAGTGAACTTGCGGCCATCAACACCGCCAAGCCACTCGCCGTAAATGATATAATTAGGATGGTCAAGCAACCAATTCTTTAGTGCCTTAACCTCAGTATCGTCAGTGTTGGTGATATAATCAGCGAAACCAGCGTTATCCTTCTCGATAGAAATCTCACGAGTACGGCTACCGCAAGTAATATTTCCATTATCGTTTACCCAGATAGAACTATTCGTACCATCCAGCTTCGGCTGCAAAATTGTGTCACGACCGATAAAGTTCTGAACTTCTGCACGAGTCGAGCGCTCAAGATGCACATACTTATTGAAATGAGACATTATAAAATCCTTTCTCTTGTTTTCGTAATTACATTATACACAAATTTTTGGCCGCACGCAAAAACTTTTTTTCTTCTCTTTTTACTGTTTCTTTTTACTACTTTGCATAGCAAAGTAGTTTATTTTTCTTTAATCCTTTTTCTCTTCTTTTAATAGAAATTACTGTGCGTAGCACAGGAATTTCTTTATAATAAAATCTTTTATATATAAAACAATTATATAATATCTCTTATATATATAAAAGTCAATATACATATATAAACTAATTTAATTATATTATAAACTAATATAATTTATTTTATATATATTTAAGGGGTAAACCCCTTAACAACCCAGTTAAAAGTATAATGATTTTCAAGTCTTTTGTCAAGAAAAATTTTTAATTAAAATTCTTTCTAAAAAGTATTGACATACAATATGATTATGGTTTATAATATAGCCAACGCATAAAAGAAAGGATATTACATGGAACCAATTACAGCAGAAAAAGCACGTGACATGCGTTATGTCGCTCTAAAGAAGAAAAGGGAAGAGCGGTTCAAGCAAGTTCAAAAATATGATTATTTCAATATTGTAATGAAAGATATTGAAAAAGCAGCCAATGATGGTAAGAATAGTGTAGACTTCTATCCGCATGTATCTGACTTCTACGAAGAAATCGTTCAGAGCGGTAGCATCGTTCCTGCCGCAGAGAAAGACTTCACCAATCCACAGAAGGAAGTATTTGCATCTCTTGAAGAGTCTCTTGGCTATAACGTAACACGCAATGAACATTATCAAGTAACTTATTTCCGTGGCGTTGACCGAATTGATATTACGATTAGTAAGTATACTATCTATTGGTAGGCAAAAATGAAGCATACGCTAATTCTAATGTGCGGTGTAACGCAGAGCGGTAAGTCTGTATTTGCAAAGGCAATTCAAGATTCACATGAAGACTGTATGGTAATCAAAAGAGATAATTGCCGCATGTATAATTCAGAAGAAGCCGACACAGTTGACAAGCGCTTTTATAACGCAGTTAACATTGCCTTAAAATCACATCGTTACGTTGTGGCGAATGACCGCAATATCAATCGCGCTCAACGCGATAAGTTTTTCAACAATGTACATTACAATGGCTGCGAAGTTATTTGCGTTTGGGTTGAAACTCCAAAAAATGTAGCAGTTGCGCGCAATAAGAATCGTGATAAATATCATCGTCTAAGTGAAAAGGAAATTGCAGAAATGTATAGATGCAAAGTTTCGCCACAAGACAATGAACCGTTTGACAAGATTGTATTTATTTCAGAGCAGCAAAACTACGCTATCGGCACAAGCAATATGCAAATCTTGCCAATCATTGACCAATTAAAAGCAATCTAGTCTTACAATTGAATATTAAAGTCAACTATGATGAAAGGTTATAATGTTTAAAATTCTTATTTTTATTATTGGTGTAATCATTACGGTTGTAGGAATTGCCGTATGTCTATCTTTCTTCAAAGAAGATAAACATGAAGAGCGTGTTCCACTAGGGCTACGAGCGGTAGTTATCGTGCTTGGTCTAATTGCTATTGGCCTTGGCTGTGTCTACTCACAAGACGTAGGTGAAGTAGTTGTTCTTCGTTCTCTTGGCGGCAATCTAGCTGGGTCTACTACAGATGCAGGCTTTCACTTTACTACGCCTTGGAATGATGTGATTACATTTGATACACGTAATAACCTAATCAACTTTTACGGTAAAGACACAGAATACTCCTATGATGGTGGTTCTGCTGAGGGTCCTTGCGTAACTGTAAATGATAAGTCAGGTTCTTCTGCTAATGTTGATATTCAGATTAACTATAGCCTTGACCCGAAGACAGCTGAGTATCTTTACACTGAATACGGCACCCAAGAGAACTTCACCAAGAATTATGCAGCTAATGACCTCCGTTCTGTAGCACGTGAAGTTTCTGGTCAATTCGATACCATTACAATGCTAACTGACCGCGCTCAGTATACCAAGGCTGTTCAAAAGGCTCTTGAAAAGAAGTGGTCTAAGATTGGTCTTACTGTTGAGCAGGTAAGCGTTCAGGATATTTCTTATGCTAAGTCTATTACTGACGCGTATGCTGATTCTCAGGCCGCAGAAGTAGAGAAAGCCAAGGCTCAAAACCAGCAGGAAACTGCAAAGATTAAGGGTGAGACTAAGGTTATCGAAGCTACGAAAGAAGCAGAAGCAAACCGTGTGCTTAATGAGTCTCTAACTGATAATGTTCTAACCCAAGAGTACATTGATGCTCTAAAGGAAATGTCAAAGAATGGCAATACTGTAGTTGTGCCGCAAGGGTCAACGCCAGTAGTCAATACAAAATAATATAAATTAGTCCCAAAGTTTCTATTGACTTTGGGACTTTTTTGCTATATAATAGACTTAAATAAAATCCAAGAGAAGGAAGAATAATGGGAATTGATGCTATTACAATTATCTGCATCACTGTTCTTGTGATTGCGGCAATTGCTGGAAAATGTTATATGGAGCATATAGCTTTAGAGACTAGAAAGATTCGCGCTAAAGCAAGTCCGCAGCAGAAAAATCTTGACAACGTTCCATACACATACGATGATATTTGGAAGGTCAAGATTAAGTAATGATTTGTTTTGCTATTGGTTTCTTTTTTGGCTACACTGTAGCATGTCTCATGTTTAATTCTAGGGAGTAGTAATGGCAGATTGTCTATTTGTACTATATGTACTTTTTATGTGCGGCTATTCGTATATTGCATTTGCCGCACGTTTTGAAAAGTTTCGTTTTGAAATCTATAAGGCATTTCTTGAAATGTTTTAATTGACTTTTGACTTTATATTTGAAAGGAACAATTATGCGTGATGTAAATAGAATCTATGATATTCTTGTAAAGTTTCAAGACCTTTGGGAGCAGTACCCTGACCAGCGTTTTGGGCAGATTATCTCTAATTATCTTGTAAATGATAAGGAAGATATTTTCTATATTGAAGATGATGAAATCTCTCAGCGTCTTACTGACCAGCTTTCACTGATTGAGTGGTAATATGAATGTTTATTGTTTATTGGCAGCTATGACTGATGAATTAAAAGAAAATACATATGTCCAATTTACGCTGTATGATATTCCTGATATGCAAACTGAATCAGTTCCAGTAAAAGAATGGCTGGCTGAAAAGCATGAGGAAATTTTAAAGGCAGATGTAATTAACTTTGATATTGAATCTGATAAAAATTATGGTTATTTAATGTTTACTATCTTTATTACTATGTAAAGGACGTTATGATTACTCAGTATGGCTACAGCACAGAGTTCTGTGAGACGGCAAAGCGAAATGTCATTGATGCGTATAAAAAGTGGACTGATGAAGAGATTAAAGCTGACCTACAAAAGAATAGGCTCCCAATGGTTTCTATTTTTATGAATGTAGGGTACAATATCAATATTGCTAGCGGCATCCGTGCGCATAATGCGTTTCTTGGGAAAGAAGTCTATATCGTTGGCCGCAAGAAGTGGGATAGACGTGGCTCAATTAGCACTCATAGATATGAAACTGTATATCATGCTGATGATTTCGATGAAGTTCTTGGGATTCTTCATCCTCTTGGATATACTATTTTTGCTGTAGATAATATTCCAGAGTATAATCCGCAGAATATTTATGATGTTGACATTCCAATGAAGTCTGCGTTTGTATATGGGAATGAGTGTGATGGGCTACCAAAAGAAATCATTGACAAGTGTGATGAAATGATTTATATTCGCCAATATGGCTCTTGCCGCTCATTGAATGTTGCGCAAAGCGCAGCATGTTGCATGATGGAATACTCTCGACGCTATAGGATGAAAGGTTAATATGCGTTATTGCAAGATTCAAGCTATTGTAAATGATATTCCATATACTTTATATGGACAATTTGATAATCTTATTTCATATGATGAAATTGAATATTATATCTCCGAAGCGATTGACTTTAACATCGAAGATGATAAAGAAGAACTTGACTTTGAAGTTATATTGATGGACGATTTTGGCGCAGAGTTTAAATGCGAGGACATGTCCTTAAACGATTGGCTCAATACTGTCATTTGTGATTACAAGCATGTGCGTCCTATCCTTCAAATCTATGTTTTAGGAAACCTCATGGATAACATGGTTTCTATATATCGTTCATATGAGGAAGATATTAGTAAAACTCCACAGTATCTTTATCTTAGCGGTGAAGTAAGCAAAGAAGAAGGTCGCAAATATTCTGCTGCATATGTCGTATCGCCAGACAAACAACGAGTTGAAGTGATTGAGGACGGATGGAAAGACATGCTCGGTCGCATTAAGCGTGACGGTAATATGGGTGGCGTGTATATTAAGACAGGTATCTTTACTGTATTCGATGTGTCGCAAGAGGACTATGAGCGATATAAGAAGAATACGGAGCTAGTATTAGATTAAAGGCGGGATTCTATTGAACAACAATATCCAAGTTAACGTGTCTATTCCTCGTGGTATTGATGCCGTCAATGTGCTAGGCCCATCAGATAGGTATGTGAAGGCCATTAAAGAGCAAATTGATGACTCTCTACGTGTTAATCTTGGACGCTCTAAGGAAAAGAATAATATCGTAATTTTTGGCAAGGAGAAATCTGTACATCAAGCTCAAGAGGTATTTGAAAAGCTGATTGAAATTGCTTGCTCAAAAGACGAAATCAGTACAGATGAAGTACAGCTTCTTGCAAGGCAAAGTGCGGATGGCGGCATCTTTGACAATTCTGATTCTTCTACCACGATTTTGAAATATGGTAAGAAAGAAATCAAGGTCCGCACAGAAGGTCAACTTGAATATCTAAATAGTATGCGGCACAATGCTATTACTATTTGTATTGCTCCTCCTGGTGCAAGCAAGACCTATACAGCAGTATGCTATGCTCTGTCTCAGCTTATCAATAAGAATGTAGATACTATCGTTATCTCTCGTCCAATGGTTTCAGCAAAAGGTGAAGCAGATTTAGGCGCACTTCCCGGCACTGCCGATGAAAAGTTTTCACTATATGCACTTCCTATGATGGATGTATTTGAACGAGTTCTCGGGCGTGAGAAACTTGATTCATATATCGAAAAGGGTAAAATTAAGATGTTACCGCTAGGATATATGCGCGGATGTTCTCTATATAAGACTTTCCTTCTCGTGGATGAAGCAGAGAATATGAATACGATTCTAGGAAAACTTGCAGTCACACGTTTAGGAGAAGATTCTAAGATTGTCTTGTGCGGCGACTTGGTTCAGCAAGATTCCAAAGGCGAAAGCGGTCTTGAATATCTTGCCAATAGTCTGAAAGATGTATCTGGTATCGGCGTTGTCCGCATGACAGAAGCAGATGTTGTAAGGCACGCTCTTATTACTAAAATGCTAAATGCTTTTGCCGCATACGATGAAAAATAATTATTGACTTTTGAATTATTTTATTCTATAATATATTTAGTTTAAGAAAGGATGCGGTCATATGAATTGGAACGATTTATCACCAGAAGCAAAAATCTATATTGAGTTAAGCCCTGTAGAGTTTGCAAAAACTTCTATGGCCGCTTCTATTTCTCTATTGGAGAATGCCAATAGCACTAAAGAGTATGAGCGTATTATCTCGAATTGTGTAAACTTGCTTACACTATGCGGCAAGTCGATTGGTTATCATCCTAATTTTACTTTGGTGAAATAAAGTTCTTGACGCTGGATACATCTTATGATATTATATATAATATAAGATGTGAAAGGATTTAATAAATGGCTGAGTTTAGTAAGCATGATATGAAGATGTTTGATTTGGCGCGAAAGGCGGCACTGGAATCTACATATGAACCTTTTAAACTCGGGGCGGTAATCTCATACAAGGGACGTGTTCTTGCTACTGGTCATAATAGTCGCAAGACTAATCCTTTGCAGAAAAAGTATAATCGCAAATATAGGACTTTTAGGTATAATGGAAAGCCTATTCATGATTATTTGCACGCTGAAATGGATTGTTTGCTAAACATTCCAAAGTGCATTGATATAAATATTAATTATAGCAAGGCAAATATTTATATTTATCGTATTTCACCCGGCAAGCCACTTCTCATGGGCAGAAGTTTTCCTTGCGCCGCATGTCTTAACGCTTTGCGAGACAAAGGAATTCGCCATATCTATTATACAGATGACAATGGTTTGGCTTTTCAAGAACTTTATTAAAATTTGGTTATTTGGCTGCTTTATATAAAATAAATAAAACAGATTCTAGTAATAATAATTATTGGCATTGTCTATGCGACTGTGGTTTGGAAGTAGACGTTTCTGCAACGGCGCTAAAGACGTTAAGCACTACTTCATGTGGATGCGCTGGTAGAAGTCTTGTTGGACAAATGTTTGGAAGGTCAAAAGTTATCCAAGCAAGTCAAAAAGGAAGTAAAAATAAATCAAAATTATGGAAATGCCAATGTAGTTGTGGTAATATTGTATATGTTGGTACAGGACATTTAATTTCTGGACATACTAAATCGTGTGGATGTTTAAAATCAAAGGGAGAATTCCTTATAAATGAAATCTTAAATAATTCAAATATACCTTATATCACGCAAAAGACTTTTGAAGGTTGCATTAATCCTAAAACGTCTTGTCCATTACGTTTTGATTTTTATTTGCCAGACTATAATACTTGTATCGAGTATGATGGTATTCAACATTATAAAATTACAGGATGGAATGACGAAAACAACTTTAATGAAGTATTATATCGTGATTCTATAAAAACGAAATTTTGCATTGATAATAATATCAATCTTATACGTATACCATATTATGATTATAATAAAATTAATTCTCAATATTTATTAGAGAAGTTAGGTATGTGATAACATGTTTATTGTAATTGTTAGCATTGTTGTTATTTTTCTTTTTTCTGTATACGCATATTACTATGGAAAGCGATTTAAGTAATGAATTGTATTATTATTCCTGACAAGGAAATGAATTCATACATTACAAAACTCAATCCGAATTTTGTATTTGTATGGTGTGAACAGTATACTACCCTTGTAGATTTCGTTAATGGCAAGCGCGTTCCTGTTCGTGATACATATGATGCAATTGTTCCGCATTTTATTCTTGCATATGGCGATGATGAAGCTAAGAAGATTGTTGGCGATGCTGTACTGCACAACATTTTAGCAGAAGTGACGCAGATTTATCACGACACTAGCCGCAAGGTCTATATCATCACTTATTAAATATCTCCCCGTAACTTAAGTGCATAAAGCCAGGTCTTCTAAACCTAATCATGCGAGTTGGAGTCTCGCCGGGGAGTCCACATATAATATCTCTTAATGAGATTTTATATATTAGACAGCATTTTTCTTTGAAAGGATTTATTGTGAAAATTCGTGACTGGGACGAACTTGAGTATAGCGATGATGATACTTTTGAAAAGTTTTCCCACAAAGCAAAGCTAATTCGTCAGCGCAAAGACGATACTTATAAAGCAAAACGTAAGGAAAAGTTAGAGCGCATGGAATTTGAAGAAAATGCTACTAAGGGAGAGGACTAGTTCCTCTCCCTTTTTTTGTAGAAAAAAATATTTGCCGCACAGTTATATATATGATATAATATTATTAAACCAAGAGAGAGGAAGACAAATGAACGAAATCGATATGCTGCGTAATAGCTCGTTTGTGCGCGAGAAGCATCTTGCAAATGGAATCTCGTCTTTTAATTTCTCCAACAAGTGCTTTTTCAACCAAGCATGGGACTCCATCAATGTAAAGGCGCGCGGACTTTTCGTGAAAGATAATAAGGTTGTTGCACGTTCGTACAACAAGTTCTTCAACATCGGAGAGCGTCCTGAGACTGAAATGGATAGCCTACGCGAGAACCTTGTGTTTCCTGTGTGCGCATATGTCAAGTCTAACGGATTTCTTGCGATGATTTCTGCCGACCCGACCGAGGACGGTAAGCTGTTCATCGCATCCAAGAGCACGAATGAGGGAGATTTCGCAGGATATATCCGTGACGTTCTTGACAAGACGTTGACCACTGCACAGCAGGAGGAATTCGCAGAATATCTGCGCAAGAATGACTGCACTGCTGTCTTCGAGTGTATTGACCCAATCCATGACCCGCATATCGTTGAGTATTCGCATCCTCACCTCGTGCTTTTGGACTTGGTGTACAATGATTTCAACTATAGCCATGCGGGGTACTATACCCTTATTGATGTAGCTGGACATTTTGGATTCTATTGCAAGGTTCTTAGCAAAGTCATTGCTAACTGGCAGGAGTTTGAATCTTTCATTGACAAGTGGTCCGCACGTGCATACATCGAGGGCTTTGTCTTCGAGGATGCAGACGGATTCATGGTGAAATATAAGACCCCTTGGTACAAGAACTGGAAAAAGGCTCGTGGAGTTTTGCAGCAGGTTTGGACTGGACGTGATATTGAGACTATCAAAAATATCAAGACCAAGCTGGCATTTGAACCTCGTCTTATGGATGCAATTCCTGAGTTCGTGGAAGAGTGCCGCGAGCAAGGTCGAGGAACTTGCCCTTCGGTAATCGAGTTGCGTAACTGGTTTGAAAATTAATCTTGACGATTGGCTATATCATATGCTATAATTATGGTATAGCCAAGAGAGAGGAAAAGATATGATGGCTTCTTATAACACTGCTATTCTGCACCTTGCAAACTATTATCTTGAGCATCATGATGATATTTCCGAGTATTATCTTGATGGTGCAATTGATATGATTCACAACATCTATGGCGTGCGCGTAGAGCGAGTTTCCTCAGATATGTATAAGATTGCCGACATTTTGATGGAGGACTAACAATGCTGCACATGGACAATTCTGTGGGCAATCCCATGATGCTTCTTGCTTCTGAGGAAGAAATGGAGCAGAAGGTCGATGCTGTAATCCAGACTATTGAAACTGAATATGACGGGCGTGCTTCTGCCGATATTGTCTATGACCTCTTGGATTCTTATGAGGTTGAGACTTCCGATTTGTCGCAATGGTTGTGGAATCGTTTGGCCGCATATCTTTAATGATTTTTAGGGTGATTGTCTCTTGACAATTGCCCTTTTTTGCTATATAATATAAAATAGGTTATTATGAAAGGATGATATATGATTAAATTGGCAATTCCATTTCAATTGAATGGCGAATTGAACGATGAAATCAAAGAGTTTAACATTCTCTTTTACAAATCTCGCAATTCAATTGAAGACCTTATTGACTTTGTGCAGGAGTATGAGGATACTCGCATCAATCTTGAATTCCCAGAAGGTATCCATATGCCTACAGTCAAGTCAATTAACAAAGTATCAGACAAGATTTATATCCGCGTAGCGCCAACAGATATTACAAAGGCCGCAGAACTTAAAGAGAACTCATATAAGTTTTTCTTTAATCAAGATATGAAGGTTCCAACTTATTCTTGTCTTGAATCTTTTATCAATCTAGGTGTATCTGATGTATATATTGCTGATGATTTATGTTATAATCTAAAGAATGTACATGACATTTGCCAAGAGAATAACGTTCAAATGCGTCTAATTTTAAATCAGGTGCCATCAATGACACTTGACCGTGGTATTAATCCAAAGGCTCCCATTTTCATGCCAAAAGATATGGATATTATCAATCCATACTTTGATGTTTTTGAATTTGAATGCGGCCTGCCATATGATTGGGCAAAGTTTGATGTCTTATATCGTGCATGGTTTATCAACAAGTATTGGCATGGCCAAATGAGCGAAATCAACGAAGATATAGATATGGACTTTCATTGTGACGCAATTCATCCAAGTTTCACCGCAAGCAAGATTGGCTGCGAACGCCGTTGCTGCAAGCGTCTATCAAATCATTGCAATAAGTGTGAAGATTTTCTGTCTCTTGGCGAAGTCTTAAAAAAGAAGCAAATCCGTTTTACAAATTAACTAATTGGGCAAATGATTATAATCTTTTGCCCACATTTTTTATATATTTTTAAGCAATCGTCTTGTCGTATAGGAATAGAAAGAGGAATTATCCGAATGAAATTCATTAAAAACAAAACGAAAGCATTGGCTATGTGCCTATCCGTAGTGGCACTCGCTGGCGTGACAAATGCTTTTTGTGTGAATGAAGCAGATGCAATCATCGTTAATGACGAAATTACAAATGCGGTAGTCCGCACAACTACACTTGATGCTATGATTCCATATAAGGAAGATGGGTACGATAACGCTCAGACATGGCTAGTGGATAAATGTAATATGAAAGACTCACAGTTTGATGAAGCCATATACATTATTCAAAATTACGGAGACTATCTTGAACAGAATGATATTCTAGAGATTCAAGATATTATGGAGAAGCAATCTGTTTGCGACACTATTACAGAGTTAAAGCAGTATAAAGCTCGACTTGATAGCTGGAAACAGTATGGTGCAGATAAGAAACAGAAAGCACTCCAAGAGAAGAAAGAAGCAGAAGAACGTGCGGCTCAAGAAGCTGCTGCTAAAGCGGCTGCGCAGGCAAACTACCAGAATCAGCAATCTAGTTCATATAGCGCTCCAAGTTATTCATATGCTGATTACTCTTGGAACGGTTCAGCGCGTGACTTCATCGTTTCTAAAGAAAGTGGCGGCAGTTATAGTGCCACCAATGGACGCTACTATGGCGCATATCAGCTTGATATTTCCTATTTGAATGGAGACTTGTCGCAGGAAAATCAAGACAGGGTTGCTGAACAATATGTGTCAAATAGATATGGTAGCTGGGAAAATGCGGCCGCACACTGGCAGTCTCATGGTTGGTACTAAAATATTTTCAATAAAATAGTTGACTTCTAGAAAAATATTTGTTATAATATTAACGAAGTTAAAGGAACAAAAGAATTAAAAGGAGAATAGTAAATGGCAGAATCTTATGGTCTAAACTTTAATCTAGCTATGACAACGAATGAGGATGGTGTTATAGACCTCGGTGTACATGTAACTGATTCTGATGGCCTTGACCTAGACCATAAAGCTAGTGGCAAAGATGCTATGAAGGTTATTGATGAGCTAACTAGCATTCTTACGCGCGAGCTTGTGACTGTATCCAATGGCCGCAAGCAGAAGAAGGATAAGGAGCAGGCTGAGAAGATTAAGAAGGAGCGCGAAGAGCGTGCGGCTAAGCTCGCTGACCTAAAGTCTCAGGCTGAGAAAATCAAGAAGCAGATTGAGGAAATCGAAAAGGACACTAAGGATACAAAGACTGTCCGCACAAGCCGTCCTTCCTATGAGTTTCTTCTTGACCAAGATTTCGCTCGTCTGCTAAAGCTATTTAGTTAAAAAAAGTTCTTGCCAAGAGGTTTAAGAAGTTATATAATATAGTTAAAGAAAGAGAGAGGAAGGTATCATGGATTTGTTTGTCAAAGATAAATATTACAATATTGACTCGAAGCGCGACTTGGACGTTTGCTTGAAAGAGAACGGCTTCAACTATGATGAATTAGAGTCCGTGATGCTTTCCTATCATGAAGCACAGTACGCAACTGGTGTTGAAGGTCTTATCGGCGATGATTTGTACGAGGTCCAGCACGCTATCAACTCTGAGCTGAGTGACTTGGAAAACGAGATTAAGAATCTTAATGGTCGTTCGTGCAAGAATAACACTCGTGCGGATATTGCAAATCGACTTAGTGATATTTACGCCAATCTTATGAACTTAAATCTTTCCTGTCAGGTGTATGACAGGGACACGCTGTAAGGAGCTTTTTATGGGACAGGATATTCATGTTTATCTCGCTAGGAAGATGAGCGAGTATGCTCAGAAGAATGGATGCGAAAAGTATTATCCAGTAGAGCTGTATACTAAGTATGACAACGACGGTGCTGTTTCGTATGAGTATGCAGAGCCTTATTGTGTCCGCAATTATGAGCTGTTTTCTTGGCTCATGGACGGTAATGGACGCACATATGTAGATGAAGCTGACCATCCTATCGGTAAGTATTTTGAGTATGATGGTCTTGTGCCGCGAAAGATTCTCAAAGAGTGGGAAGACTGGGAAGAGAGTGGCGCATATGGATATAATGTTGTCACGCTTGCTGATATTATTGACCATTATAATATGATTGACTCTCACAAGTATGCAGTTAATGATATGCTCGGAAGTCATTCCTTTAACAATGAACTTAAAGATAGTGTCGGTGATTTCATCGAAGACATTAAGCATTATTGTAGCATTGAAGGAGCATATTATCTAACTCCGCAGGATATTCTTGTTGTCTATTGGTTTGACAGTTAAAAAAAGTTCTTGACAGACGTTATACTAATATGGTATAATAACTTTAGTTACAAAATAAAAGTTCTGGGCAAAAAGTTATAATTTTTGTTGCGCAACTATTATATTGTAATAGTGGTGTTAGAGCCTGCAAGATTTCTAGAGTATTGCAGGCTCATTTTTCTTTTGGTAAAGCCAGCTTAGTATAACAGTAATACATCGCTCTTGTAAAGCGAAGCAGACAGGGCAGCACTGTCAGTTGGCTCCATTTATTATTTAAGTTGGTGATAAAATGTCTTATATTTATGTAATTACCAACGATGTTAACGGAAAACAATATGTTGGAAAAACTAATAAGTCAATCAGCAAAAGATTTAAAGAGCATATTTCAGATAGCAGAAAAGAAAGATGTGAAAAACGTCCTCTGTATTCTGCTATGAATAAATATGGCATTGAGCATTTTCATGTTGAGCAATTAGAAAAATGCTCCGTTGAAGATGCGGCAAAACAGGAAGAATATTGGATTTTTAAGCTAAATACATATGGCTGTAATGGATATAATGCTACAAAAGGTGGAGACGGAAAACCTTTTTATGATTATCAAAAAATAGCTGATATGCATACTGAAACACATGATACGATAAAAGTAGTAAAACATTTTCATTGTTGTGCAGATACGGTTAGGTACGCATGTAAACAATGCAATGTAGAAATACTGCAATCTAATGTTCTTTCTAAAGAACGATATTCTAAAAGTGTATGTTTAATAGAAAAAGACAAGATTTTTCAATCGTTGCACGAAGCATCCGCTTGGCTTTTTGATAATAACTACACTACAAATAAATCAACACAAGGAATTTCAAGGCATATTAAGCAAGTTTGTGAAAATAAAGAAAAGACGGCATATGGTTTTCATTGGGTGTATATATAAAATTAGTGTTGTATTTTAACAATATATGTATTATATTGTTAAAATAGAGTGCTAATCTTAGACACTCTCTAAGTGATAAGTAGAGCGAACTTTGAATTCGTCTGTGCTTATCCCAAGTCAATTTAGCGGTTTGGGCAGTCGCTATATAAATTTGTCCATTTTCTGCTCATAGCGCAATTGGTAGCGCTCAAGTTTTGGGAACTTGGGGTTGCTCGTTCAAGTCGAGCTGAGCAGACCATTGGCTCTTAGTTCAACAGTAGAACATATGACTCTGAATCATAAAATTTCTGGGCAGCACAGAAAGAGCCAGCCTAGTTAAAAAATTACTTGACAAACGCCGAGTAATTTTATATAATATAGTTAACAAATCGTGATGGTGAAGATGTGGGTTCGACTCCCGGACAGGCCGAGTTAACGGCGGTTAGTTTAATTGGTGAGAATAGCACCTAGCGATTGTGTTATATCCAATGCCTGGGGAGAGGTTATCGCTGCAAGGTAAATGTCTCCCGACTTCTATAGTCTTTTGCAGGGACTATAGATTAAAGGGTTGGCGGTTTTCCCAGTTTGAAACCGTCCACGTGATTATATTATCTTGCTTGCAAGATTTTATATATGCCGTCTCTGTAGCCGTAGACAATGCGGGCCAGCGCATACTTGAAAAGAAGCGCCTAGGGGAAGAGGAATCTGGTATATTTTGGTAGTTTTCAAACCTCGGCAGATGTGAAAATTACTACTTTAATTGCGGGTGGGAGGTCAGTATCTCACGGAGTCTCATAAGCTCTGTTAAGTTTCGGCAGCAGAAACACCTCGCGACCAATTTTTGCTATAAAAAATTATTTGACAAATAGTTGAATAATTTGATATAATATTTCTAGAAGGAAAGGGAAAAAGGATAGTCAACAGTACCGTCAACAAACCAGTGACCCTGCGGCTTATTGCCAACACCCAGAAGTGTAATGCTTAGTACGCCGTTAGGTTGACCATTTGTTTTCTTCTAGTGTAGTAAACCAAGAGAAAGGTAAGGAAGTATGGCACAGTCAATCGAGACGATGGAGCAGCGTTATCAGATGCTTATCAATCGCAAAGGTAAGAACTCAGAGAATGTCGGCATCATGCGCAAACTTCGCCGCAAGATTAACAAGGCAAAGCAGGGTGTCATTCTTTCTTAGCTAATTTATTTATTATGCGTGATGAGGGTTCAGTTACTTCATGAAGATTTTATGGTATATTTTAAATGCGGTACGCTGCATTTGTTAGTCTGACCCCAATTTTTCCGCATATTTTTTCTTGACTTTTGGTTTATAATATTATATAATATATATAGACCAAGAGAGAAAGAGGTTTGTTATGAAGCAGTTCGTCATTTGTCGTGAAAAGACTTGCGGAATCTATTCGATTCGTGTCAACACTGATTGCTCTGTTGTTCGTTTTGAAATTATCAAGAGCTTTGATACGTTTGAAGAAGCTGACGATTATCTTCATAACGCTCTTTTATCTAAATAATCCATTCTATTGGAGTGTAATTCAGTTGGTAGAATGTTGTTAACTCAACGTGTCGCAAGTTCGAGTCTTGTCACTCCAATAGAACAAAGTGTGGCTTATCTACCCTGCTGGAGTGTAGCTCAATGGTAGAGCGTTTAACCGTTAATCAAAATGTTGTAGGTTCGAGTCCTACCATTCCAGCAGAGTAGATAGCTACTCAGTTTATCCAAAAGTAGAAAAGGAGCTTTGATGTCCTCGTATTCCTATAAAGGTGAAGTATTGGCAACTAAATATGCTTATATTCCCGACGATGCGGCCAATGCTCCCGCTCGTAAAAAGAAAAAGACAGTGAAGAAAGCCAATCATAAACACACTTACGATAAGAGTATTGTTATCAATTACTTTGATAAATATGCTGGCACATGGACTTATGCTTATAGGAACGTTTGTACTATTTGCGGTCGTATCGGCGATTTTGTTGACAACGAGGGAATTATCAAAAAGACTTTCCCGCATGTCAAACCAAGCTGGTTTGGTTTTGCTGTTTCTTTTGGATATAATGATGAATTCGCTGAATTTACCGAGTGGTCAAAGACTTGGTATCCTCTGATTATCTGGAAAGATTATCAGCCTTTGGATGACAAGTTTATTCCAGACGAGTTTTTTGACCAGCTTGGGATTCAGAAACAGACAAATTAAAGGCATGTTAGTATGCCTTATCTTGGGTTGGTGGAACTGGCATACACACTATTCTCAAAAAATAGCGCCGCAAGGCATTCGGGTCCGACTCCCGAACCCAAGACAAGGCATACTAGAAGCATAAAGGAGGAAAAGGCTATTAGACAATAATAAAAATAGAAGTAGGGCTGGAATGTCAGTGGCTATTGCATATTATGGTTCTAATGGCTATACTGTCTCTCTTCCTTTGTCTGATACACAGTGGTATGATTTAATTATTGAAAAAGATGGCGTCTTTCAAACTGTACAATGCAAATGTACAACGTCAAAAGATAATACTATATCTTTAAGAAGTTGTGGTGGCACTAATGGAAAAGAATATGATAATGTAACAAACCATCCTGTAGATTTATTATTTTGTTTAAATGGTACAACTGGTTTAATGTATTCTATACCAGTAAACAAAATTACGAATAAATCCCATATAAAGTTATATTCTGATATAACTGAGTGCCACAGTGGATATTTTGATACATATCAGTATATCGTACACTTGTAAATCTTCTGTCTTAGACTGGCTAGGGGCGGTACCTAGATGCGGCACCAACGTTTATTAAATGCGTGATTAAGATTCAGTTACTTCATTAATTTTGGTATGTTAATAATTAGACACTGAATCTAACTTTTCCGCATTTATTTTATTTACTATAATGCGTGATGATAAATCAGTTACTTCATTCTGGAAAAATGCGCTTGCAGGTTCGGCTCCTGCTCTGTGTCGGTACACATTTCACTGATTTAGGCTTTTCCGCATTCATTTTATTAAAGTAGACGATACGTGATAACGTTTCAGATACTTCAAATCTCCATTCTGAGCTGATTACTCAAACTGAAACACCTATTTCCGTATCGCTTTCTCTTGTGCGGCAAGTGATTAGTAAAGAGTTACTTCGTTATATGTTTAAATAAGAGCAGCTTTCATTAGAAAGAGGCAACCCCCACCTACACTCTTTACACTTTTTCCTTGCCATTATTTGTAAACCCCTTTCTCGCCTATATAGTGTGCGAGCTATATAGGCGCAAATGTGCGTGATTAAGATTCAGTTACTTCATAGGGCAATTAAAATAGTCTGAATCTAACTTTTTCGCACACATTGATATTTTTGTAGGGACTCTTTTGAGTCCCTATTTTTTTGTTGACTATTGGCTATATATTATGTTATAATATATTTAAGAAATCGAAAGGAGATTCAATGAGTGTTTTTGTTATTTCTGATACTCATTTTCAACATGAGAATATTATCAAGTTTTGTCCAGAGTCGCGTCCGTTTGATACGGTCAAAGAAATGAATGAAGCTATTGTCAAAAACTGGAATTCCGTTGTATCTCCTGATGATACTGTCTATCATCTTGGTGATTGCTTCATGGGACCACTTGAGACTGTAGCTAAATATGGCTCTCGTCTCAACGGCAAGATTCATGTGATTCCCGGCAATCATGATACCAAGAAGCGCATTGCAGAAATGGAAAAGCTCGGCTGGATTATCGAAAACAAGGTGTCTTGCCTTGATTACAACGATGTCAGTTTCATTATGATTCATGAGCGTCCCGAGGAAATGCGTGGAGACAGCGCCAATGTCATTCTGTATGGTCATGTCCATGACGCGGCTCCCAAGGGTCTTGTTGATTGGACATATCACGTAGGCGTTGACACGAATAATCTTACTCCTGTCAGCATTCATGATATTTGGCTCGATGTCCAGCAGAAAAAGATTGAGCTTGGAGAGTAAAATGGAAGTCAAGCATAAGGTCCAGCGTATCTGCGGCAATTGCAGATTTTATAAAAATTGCAGTTGCTATCGTTTCCCACCCAATGTAATTATTGACCCAACAGATTATAATGTTTATACTGTTCATCCTTCACCGCAAAGCGGAGATAGGTGCGGCGAATGGGCAATTCATCCTAAATTGGAGAAGCATGACTAACGATGAATATAAAATCTCATGTGAAGGTCTAAGCCATTGTCCGCAGCATAAGTATAGCAAGAAGCGTTGGGGCGAGAAAGGTTACTTTCATTGTGTCTGCAAAGACCAGCTCCATGATACTATCGGCGAGTCTTGTTTCCTTTTTGTGATGTAAACTCTGACCATACATGCGGTGAGTGCGTTCACTGGTTAGGCGATGTTACTTCAAAAGGTAAACGCCATGAGAAGTTTGGCTCTTGCTTTTATAGAATTGGCCGTATTGGAGCTTGGTGGCCTACATGCTGTCCTCAGTTTGTAAAAAATGTCGCTGATATAAGTAGTTATGATTTTATTGAAGAGTATGTTTTACAGCAAACAGGGAAGAATGATTCTTCTCCTGAATGTCGTGAAGCACGAATGGCCGCACGTGAACTTTGGAGACAGAAATATGAGTGAAATGTGTAGTATGCACCTTAATAAAATGACTGCTATGATTCTTGATTTCATTGTATATCTTAGTCAGCAAAAGGATATTGAGAAGATTGTCGATGAACTTAAAAAAGTTGACCGTGCTGTTTTTCATGAGCTTGTTGTAAATGCTATGGAAAAGAATCCTTCTCATACTAGCATTTATTGTGCTGAGCAGTTATGGGACATGACTCCACTTACATCTTTAGCTCTCTTGGATTGGCTTAATGATTTCAACGAATTTTATACTTAATTTTTCTTGACTTTTGGTTAAAAGATATGCTATAATATAGTTAAAGAAACCAAGAGAAAGAAGAAACAATGGTTGAAGCTACTAATATATGCGGCAATTGCAAATATTATGAGTCAACAGACCTTTGGTATCTAGGCATCTGCCGCAAGCATCTGATTGAAGATGAACCTGAAAAGGTATGCGTCAATGATTGGATGTGCAATGATGGCGAGTATGACGAAGAGGAATACAATGGAGATTAGTGAATCTGACCGTGACGCATATCTTGACCTGCTTTATGACATGTATGATGCCGACTTGGTTGATGTTGCTTTAGAGACTCTTGGTGAGCATGAGCTGTTTGACGGTATTCCCGCCATGCTTAAAGATGCGGCGTTTAGGAACTTAGATGTTATTAAGAAGTTTCAGGATAAGTTCTTAGAAAAGGGTTATAATGTAAGGACATTTGATCCAGCTGGTCAAGATGATATTGGTGGTGGGCGCGGCCAGCTTTGGTATGTTCAAAGGTGGCTTAAGTCTCACCAATAATTTAAAAGCAGTTACAGTAATGCGAAATTCGTACAACGGTTAGGACATCCTGCTTATAACGGGAAGACGAAAGTTCGACTCTTTCATTTCGTACCTCTAACTTTTTCCTTGACAATTGCATATAAATATTGTATAATTAACCTATAATCTAGTACACTCTGGTGTAGTTCAGCTGGTAGAACGCTTGACCGTTAATCAAGATGTCGCAGGTTCGACCCCTGCCGCCAGAGCGTGCTAGATTGCATATGGCTCGTTAACTCAATTGGTAGAGTAGCAGACTTTTAATCTGACGGTTCTGAGTTCGAGACTCAGGCGAGCCACCATTTTAATTATAAAATTAATTTGACAAATGCCAAGTAGTTTTATATAATATAGTTATCAAGTCGAGCATAGAGCAGATGTTGGTTCGACTCCCACTCTCGCACGGCAAGTGCGAGGTAGTTTAATTGGTTAAATACGGTTCTTACATTCGACTAGATATATAGAAAATATAGAAAATATAGGAAATAGCTTAACCCTATATTTTCAACTTCTAAAGCCTAGCTAGCTTTAGACTAAAAGGTTTTGCAATTATCCTTAAAATAATTGCCACTAGTGAGTAGTGTGTTAGTAGTTTAACTGGCAAAATTGCAAGGTGACGTTCTTGAGATTGGAGTTCGAATCTCCACTAGCGCACGAAAATTTCTCTATGGTGTAATTGGCAGCACAACGGATTTTGGTTCCGTTAGTTTATGTTCGAGTCATAATAGAGAAGCCAGCATGTCCATGTAGCTCAGTAGGTAGAGCAGCAGACTGAAAATCTGCGTGTCGGTAGTTCAATTCTACCCGTGGACACCTTATATGCGGCGTTGGTGTAATGTTAGCATACAGGCCTTCCAAGCCTTTGGTGAGAGTTAGAATCTCTTACGCCGCTCCTACCTGTTTAAAACAGCATTAGATACAGAATAATGATAACTCGCAGCGCTTCTTTATAGCGAAACTTGACAGAGAGAGGTCTGATGCTGTTTATATGGGGCAGACAACTAACGGGGAGTTAGGTCTGACTGCTAATCAGAACGTACTTGTGATTCAAGTATTGGCTTCGAATGCCAGTTGCCCCGCCATACATTCACGCCCCTATTGGCGGTGGCTTTGAAGTTGTGCCGAAAACAGCTTTTGCGGTAGAATAGGCAACGCCGCATAGCTATTCGAGAGGATAGCAAGCCTTCTTGCTAGGAGATAAGCAAGTGCTTTCACGGAGTAATTGGTGAGCTGAAACACCGTAAAAACAGACCCTCTGGATGCGCCGTGAATACGCACCCTGCTTTTGGCTAATCAACTAGTCCAGCGACTAGGCCCGCCTAGAAAGCGGTGCGTTCCTTAACAGGGAATCTGGAGCGTCACCAGTCACTTCCTCCACACATTATGTAGGGTAACTTCTATAAAAGAAGTTGCCCTATTTTTTTATTGACATACAGCAATTCAAAATGATATAATATATTTAAAGAAAGCCAAAAGAAGGAGAGTCACATGGCTAATCTTTATATTCTAGCAGGAATTCCTGGTTGCGGCAAGTCGTTTTGGGCGCATGAGCATAGTGCTGAACTTAATGCCAAAATTGTTTCTCGTGATTATATTCGCTTTGAGTATATGGCAAATGACCCTGATTTTCTTCCTTCTATTGATTACTTTAAGTATGAGAGTGACGTTATTAAGGGTTTCTATAGTCAGATTAACGACAATCTTTGCAATGATATTAATGTTATTGCAGATGCTACTCATATTTCTTGGAAGTCGCTTCGCAAGACCGTTGAGAATTGCGGCAAGAACGCCGACAAGATTATCCTTGTGTACTTCAACCGTGGTCTTGACATCGCTTTGCCGCAGAATGCTAAGCGCGGAGGTGTTGAACGTGTACCTGATGATGTTATCAAGCGCATGTGGGCTGGTCGTTATATGCCTGCTCGCGCTAAGGCCAATGGTCTTGTAGACGAGTATATGATTGTGTAAAAGGAGATTAAATGGCAATTCAAATCACACTACTCAAAGATGCCGAAGGTAAAGAGGTTCCGTTAGACACAAAGACACTATATGACGAATATGGAAATCAGTGGATATTGCAAAATTTACTTACGACCTGAGCGGTGAAACTACCGATAGCAAATGGACAGTCGAGTACAAAAATGGTGTCAGAAGGTTTGTTTCACAAATGTATTTTACACAGCCTTATACTGATAGCTGGAAGCAGCTGGAAGAGGACTTGAACAACGGGATATCTGGCGCGTCTCCATGTTGCGCTTATGCTGGCAGTAAAACCTATTCGTGTGATAAGTGTTGTTTTGAAAGCGCACGCTACTGCACGCGCAGAGTATTTACCGACATTCGTAATCGCATTCGCAAACTGAGAGGTGAAGGTTAATGGCTCGATAGCGAGTCTATAACTATGATTATGGAAAAAGATACTATATATGACCTCAAATGTATCTTAGATATTATCCAAGAGCAAGAAACATCTGACTTGCCTATTGGCTTTGAATATTGTGTATATGAAATGCCACAAAAAGAGTGTGAAGATATATGTATAATCTTGCAGAAACTTGGGTATAATGCAATTATAGGACATAGACTCGGTAGTGAGTCTACAATTACAGTGATGAAAGAGTAGATATGTGTACATTTGATTATCCAGAACATTATAATTATCTTACAAAAGACCAGCAGGAGAGCGTTCTAAGCTGGTTTAACACGACAAAAGATATTGAGCGCAGTATTATCAGCACTTCTGTAAAGAGTAAGTCTGAACGTGAACTAAAGGCTTTCTCTGAGAACCGTGAACGTTATGAGACGCAACTTCGCGGTGCTCAGTCCATTCTACGCTCGATGGGTATCTTCGTTGAATATAATTGGCCCGGCCATGAGCATGAATATTTTCTAGCGACTGCGGCAGATGCCGAGCGTTATCGTAAGGAGCATGAGTAATGGCCGCATGTATTCATGGAGACGTATGCCGTGCATGGATGCGGCAGACGGGCAGTATTGCGCCATTGCGTGCTTCTTGTCCTAATTGTCTTTGGTTTGAGCCTAAGTATCCAAGTCGTACAAATGACGCTTGGCAAGATTTTATGTGTTGTGCTAAACGATATGACAGCATGTTACGTTATAGTTAAAGTGGTAAGAAAGGTATTTTATGATTGCTAATGATGCTCGCACAATGGTATATGATACTCTCTATAAATATGAGTATGATATTCCACAAGAGCTAGAAGATAAAATCAATGAAGAGATTATTGCCGCGGCAGAGCGCATGAAGTTCCGTTGCAAGGTCGAACTTTTTCCTTGTGACGATGAACGTGCGCAGGATGTAGAATTTCGCCGCAGTATTGTTGTGTATTATCATAGCTTAGGTTATAACTGTTATATAACACCGTGCAATGGTCATTTTGTTTTAGTAGTGGAGTGGTAAATATGTTTTTTGTTGTGATGGACTGGTTTGAAGATGGCGTTGATTCCTATCGTGGAATGAAGGTAATCCCTATCCTAGATAGTGATGCAGATATTGCGCTTTTCCTCGCACATGATATTGCTTACAATATGGATGCTTGGGAAGAGTATGAGAAGCCGCACGATGTATATGTATTCCATAGTGATAACGGTATCTTCGATGAAGAAGATAACTTTGTATGTTCTTACTTAGATTGCGACAAATTTACTAAATGCGGCGAGCGCAAGTTCAAGGAACGGATTCCTCAGTACTAATGGTAGGGCTAGAAATAGCCCTATTTTTTTCTTGTAGTAAGCCATATAAAATGATATAATATATTTAAGAAATGAAGCAGAAAGGATTTTATATGGCTTCTGAGTTCGGTTTCCGTCCTTGTAAGATTGAAGACTTGAAAGGACAACCCAAAGTCCAAAAGATGTTGTAAATCTATATTAAGGCAGCGCAGATTAAGAAGGAGTCTAAAGAAATCGCAAATCAGCTTGGAATCGCCGTAAGCGCTGTCACGAAAGACGTGATTCCCGCATACGCTTCATATGCTATTGCGGCGCATGTTAGTAGAGTTATTATTTTTGCTGCCATTACTATTGCTCTTTTGGTCTTGGCTCGATTTTTCATAGCTAAAAGCAAGGAATATGCTAATTGGGAACAAGAAAAACTAACTAAGTATCAGCGCAGCGATATGAGGGATAAATATGAAACTTTTGAAATGGTAGGCTTTATCTGCTATTGTATCAGTGCATTTACCGCAGTCATTTTAGTGGTAAAACTTGCAACTATGATTCCTTGGATTGTATCGCCTTATGGCGCTTTTGTACATCTTCTGATGCCGCATTAAAAAGTTCTTGCATTTCGCTATATATTATTATATAATATATATAGACCAAGAAGGAAAGGGAATTACATGATTGGCTCTAAGGTTCTCTACAAGGCTTTGTACGGCGATGTATATGGCGTAGTCATTGATGTTCTTTTATTCTGCGATAGCCTTGTTATCGTTGATGAAGACGGAATATTCCATACTGCCAAGCGTGAAGATGTTTATTATCTTTAAAGGAGATTGTATGTGCAAGTATTGTAATTTCAAGATGAATACCCGCTGGGGCGAGAGCATTGACTGTACTGATTATGATAATGCCGATTCTGATGTTGGTATGTATATTCATTATTCGGATACAGACAAAGCCTATTATCTTATGGGCGAGTATTACGATAAAGGCGTTGATAAGCTCGGTTGGTCGCATGAGATTGAGTATTGTCCCTTCTGTGGTCGCAAGCTCTAAGGAGATTTAATGAATTGCAACCTTATCTCTAACATTCTGTCAGCTTTGGAAACTATCGCATATAATGAAGGTTGGCTGGTTGGTGAGTATAACGGCGAGACGCGCAGCACGTTCTATTATCATGGTATCAAGTTCACAGTAGTTGGCCGCAAGCAAGTACCTGTCTACTTTGATATTTATTGTGAATATCAAAACGGGAAGGATGTTACATATAGCAAGATTGGCCGCACATATCTAGGTGAGAAAGGCGTAATGGGCGAGAGTCCTGTTCAGAACTTCGCAGTTATGCTTTTCTGTGATATGGTAAAGGAATCAAAAATCCTTACTATTTTCTAGTTGACCTACACTCTTTAATATTATATAATATTATTAAAGAAAGGCAAGAGAAAGAAGAAAGATATGCGTTACGTTGTCGAACGTGAACTTAATCGTTTTCAAGCATGGTCTGGCGGCAAGACTTGGTTGGAAGAGTTGATTGACCATCCAAAGGCTTACGATTATATCGTTAACCGACTTGAAGAAGCTGAGTTGTATTTCTATGAAGAGGACGAAGCCCGCACTGAGACTGATATTAACGATTATCTTTGGTTCTATATGAAATATGACTTGGAAGAAGCCGGGTTCCTCAATGAAGACCATGAGTGGATTGAAGACACAGACGAAGAGGAAGAGAATGAAGATGCTTAAGCTATCTGTTGGAGATTATGTTACCTATACTAGTCCTGCTGGTCTTGTAAGTGTTGTTAAGATTTTGCACTTCAATAGCAACGGAACAGTCCTCGTTAAGTATCTGAATGGCTCTACCGTTTACGTACCAGAGAACAAGTTGTCTCTATATTAATTGTAAACAGGGGCGCAAGCCCCTGTTTTTATTTTCCAAGAGAGGAAATAGAATGAAGAGCGCTAAGATTTTGTTTGATACCATTCATGGTAAGTGCAGTGATGGTGATATGTATAACTGGAAAACATGTAAACCTAAAGAGCATGATAATGTGGTATCATTCGATGTGCGGCAAAAGGCAGACAATCAGCTTCTTTGCTCTTGCGCAATAAGTTGTTTTGAAGAGTACATTGAGCGTGACCCTGACTGGGCTATTGGTCGGGTACATTTTTTGTTCTATGATGGTTGCGATTCGTTAGAGTTTAATATAGAGGATTATAAATGCGAGGTCGGTAGCATCTACATGAATGACATTATCGACATGGCAATTAAGATGCTCTACCGATAATTTTATACTTGCGGCCAGTCTTATATTATTATATAATATATATAAAGAAAGACAAGGAAGGGATAAAACATGACCCAGAGCAGCAAGAAGTTCAAGCAGACTATCAATCAGGTTTTTGCCAGCGTCAACCATGTGATGCGTATGTGCCATGAGGATGTGGCAATTGCAAGTATGGACGAGCAGACTTATACTTATTCTTTTGTGATAAGCATGTGACTGTTACGGCTTATGTTAATTATAAGGGCTTTGAATATGCGCCGCTATTCGTTATTGCCGCACTCGGCAGTGACGATGTTGAGGAATTGATAGTATATAGTGCAGGTTATATGGAGTGTGCATATGTTTATGCCGCCATTTGCCAAACGTTGGGAATGTAAGATGAATAAGTTTATGAATCAGCTTATCCACGATTTTATGTATGATAATGTTGTCAAGTACTCTTGGCATATCTTGAATATCGTGAAGAAGGAAGAGGATAAACTTTATGTTCGAGTCGCTTCTGATATTTCTGATAAAACTGCTGATTGTAATATTCACATCTATCCTAACGGTGGTAGCTTGGACGATAGCGATTCTGCTGCTTACAATTTTGTGCTATGTTTTCGAGACAGTGAAGGATATAATGCTGAGACTGTTGTGGGAGTTCTAGAGAAAGTAGCGGATGCCGCGCACGTTCTTGACTGTCTATTGGCCGCAAATGATTTTGATAAGGATTAATCATGAGTTATTATCTAACTGATGAAATTGTTAAGAGCTTGACTGAATATGCCGCCAAGGTTGAGCAAGCATACCGCGAGCGTCCTCTTTGTCATTTTGATTGGAAACCCGCATGTATTTCTGTAAATGAACTTAATCCAAGCAAAGTGTTTTTCAATATGGTTTGGCTTGATGATGAATCATTTAAAGGTTGCGTATCTGTTGATGATTTAGTAATTACTGACAATAATTTGGAAACGCAACACAAGCTAGATTCTTCAATTTGGAAGTATAATCGTCATATGGGTAATTCAACTGCAAAGTTCGTTATTCCGTACCATGGCGGCAAGGACTGGGATTCTATTGGTCAATACGTTTATGATTTTGTAGATGAAGTTGATACTTTAATGAGTTGTTATTAGGAGAGCTATGAATGATTCAAATACTTTAAATATTCTAGAGAAAATCTACAATGCTATTAAAAAACATAGTCTTGATAGGACTCAATGTTGGACGGTTGGTCATGTAAAGTTTTACAAAAATAGGCTTATTTCGTATTGTACTTTTGATATTCTTGCCAGCTATAACCAAGAATCTTTTGGTCGGTGTAGCATCACTCTAATCAATACAGAAACTTCTTTTGATTCTTTGACTGTTTCATTTAAGGCATATAAGGAAAGTGTCTATGGAACCGGCAACGTGTATCCTCAAGTTACTTTGCCACTAAATCGATATGAAGTCACTGACGATGTTTTGGGACGCTATTTTTATCGTTTGATACATAATTTATATACTTTGGCTGTTTTTTATTAGGAGAAAAAGTGTAAATATTTTTAAAGAAATCTACAATGCCTTAAAAGTCTATTGCTTTAATACAAACAGCGCGTGTTGGGAAGTTGGCGTTATTAAGTTTTATAAAGATGAAGCTGATAATTTTGATACGTCCTGCTCTTTTGAAATTATGTCTAAACATGACAAAGAACCATTGGGATATTGTAGTATTTTTTTGACTACAAAACCAATGGAAGGCAGTCTTGTTGTTGTATTTAATACTTATAAAGTAAACACGAATGATGTTGTATATCCAAGTATTACTTTGCCGCCAAGTCGTTGTGAGTATGATAATGATATACTTGGACATTATTTTTATCTTTTAGTTGACCAGCTATATCATATGACTGCTTTTTAAGCCGCATATCTAAAATTTTTCTTGCAGATGGTGAAATAATAGTATATAATATAAGTATACCAAGAGGGAAAGGAAAGTATATGAAGCGCAACGATTATGTACAGTATCTTAATCCTTATACTCGCAAGCTTATCATCTGCCAGATTGAAGAAATTTATGGCGATGGTCATGTCCTTCTGTATGCGGTCGATACGAATGAAGCATTTCTCGTCAATACTTGGGAACTTTTGTCTTATTAAGAAGTAATTTATGATTTTACTAAACGAAGTAAAAAGGAAGTCTTTTAAAAATTCCGACTCTGAGAACTATTCTCAGACTCTTGAAGTGAAGATTGATGACGCTCTTAGATATGACTCAGGCAAGAATGCGGTCAAATACTTTATCAACGGTTATTTTATCCTATTATGCGTCATTAGTCCAAAAAAGTTCTTGCGTTCTGTTTGAAATTGTTATATAATATAATTAAATAAACCAAGAGAAAGAAGTTCTTATATGTGCAAGTATTGTGAGTATAGCAATGATGCTCGATTTGGCGCAAACATGATTGATGATGAATATTCTGAGGGCGAGGGCTATTCTATTACCATTTGTGATGTCTTTAAAAATCCGCAGCGCAAGTTCATTTGCATTGATGATGAATATGGTGAATCTGCTGCAAGCTCGATTGATATTAACTTTTGCCCCATCTGCGGTAGGAAGTTGTAATAGACCAATAGAGTAAAAAAATACTTGCGGTTCGTCCTCCATTATTATATAATATAATTAAAGAAATGGCAAGGAAGAAAGGTTTTCCAATATGGCTAAGTACATGAAGGCTAACATCATCTTCAACAAGTTCTACGAGGGCGATGGTCGCTTCTGCGGCATTGAGTATACTGAGTGCATGTTCAAGAGCCTTGAACAGCTTGACCGCATCATGGCTGAAGTTGCCGCCAAGAACCTTCGTGAGCATCATCTTGTCTATGAGGGCTATGTCGGCAGTATTGAGAGCCTTTAATCTGATATATTAGTTCTCCAAGAGAGGAATTAGAATGGGTTGGATTTATCTTTCTTTCAAGAACATGGTTGAGGATGATGCAAAAAATTTTATTGTTGCCAACTTCGAGGACGGCACTTATGATGGTGACACCGATTGGAGCGAGGTCTTCGATGATATGTATTATTCTGATGATGTGACTGGCAACGCTTCATCTGCGGGACATCCTGATTGCTTCCTTGTGACATATGAGCCTGATGGTGAGAAGATTGCGAATATGTTCGCTGACGAGGATATTCGTGAAATGCTTGAAAGTGAATATGGTGATGAGGTGCCTTGGTATGAGTTCGTTGGGCATGGTCAAGAGGGAATTACTAAGTTTGATGCGTGGATTCGTATTGCAATGTTGTGTGAGCTGAACGACGACTTTTATAAGTATTTTGAGCAAGTCCAGAAGGACTTTAGTAAAGAGAACTAGTATGGGTACACTTGGTGTCGGTATAGGCGTAGAAAAATGCAGTGATTTTGATGGTTCATTTTATAAGAACAATATTGTGACTAATTCAGATGTTAAGACAGCTGAGTGCGCAAAAGCCGCACATCAGCTTGCTTCTTTGAATGCCAAGTTCCTTGCCAAGTTTAATTATGCGACTGATTATGCAGGCAATATTATGGATATGGAACTTGATGATGATTTGCTTGAATTCCTTTATCCTGCACTTATCGAGGGCTATGAGAAGCTAACTAAGAAAAAGCAAAAGCATGAGGAAGAGATTAGCCGTAAGTTTAATCAAAATTCAGTTAATATGATTAAGCGCGTCAAGTATGATAATCCTTGGACTATCGTGTGGTGGCGTGACGGCAAGGTTACTCGCTCTAAGTGTGCTGAGAACGACGTGTGGAGTGAGTCCGCAGGTTTTAATGCGTGTGTTGCCAAACATTATTTTCAGACTGCTGGCGCATATAACAAAGTTTTGAAAACATATTGTACCGATGTACACAACGATAAAGTCACCAGTTGGCAAGATGGTTACGATACTGGCTATGCAGATGGTCGTGAAGATGGTTACAATGAAGGCTTCGAGGACGGCCAAGACTATGAGCGCCAAGAACGAAAAGAAATGAATTTTGAAGACTAGATTGGCCGCACAAGGAGAGTAGAGAAATCTATTCTCCTTTTTGCTATTGGAGGTTATATGGATTATATCTATGATGATATTTTAGATGCCCTTAGTGCTACTGACGATATAGATAATATTGTTGATTATGTTAATAAGATTGAAAGCGGTAGCGGCGAAACTTTCTATGATTGGCTCGGCAATGTAATTGATGCATATGATAATGAAGATTATGATTGATGAAGTGTTAGGAGCTGTCTGTCTTGTTTGTGCAATCGTTGGAGTATGCGCTGTCTTGTCTTTTATATTCTCCTGTTGGGGACATGATAATGACACTAGCGACATTGATTGGTAGTTCTCCTATGAGTCTGCTTATTTTCACTGTCCTATGTGTTATTGGTTTTATCGTTGGTATCTGTATGATTCTGTATGCGGCAAGGGAAACTGTGTTTCTTGTGCGTGAGGTAATCCAAGAGAAGAAAGAATAAGGCCATTGGCCGCATAAGATTTTTCTTGCAGTCTGTTTAATAATGTTATATAATATTATTAAAGAAAGGCAAGGAAAGGAATTCAAATGACCAACAAATATGATAACCTTCGTCTTAATGTTATTCTTGCCCGCATTAAGGATAAAAATATTCTCACGAAGACTGTCGATGTTATTTGTCGTATGCATGAGAATGTAGATTGCCCTAATTTTTTCTACATTCCTGCTAATTGCATGAGTGACATGGATTATGTGATTGCGGCTATCAATTACATTATCACGTCTTTTGGCTATAAAGCACACTGGGATTGTCTTAGTTATGCCAAGGTTGGCGGCAAGTATTGTATTCATCTGTTTCTTGAGGAAATTGACCTATAAAAAGTTCTTGCGGTCTGCTCTATATTATTATATAATATATATAGAGAAAGGGAGAGGACAAGATAAAGTACTCCAAGAGAAGGAGAAAGTATATGACCAAGGTTGAGACGATTCTTGCACAGATTGACGGTCTTCTGGATGCGGCATATGAGGTTGTCAATGGCGACAAGCTCTGGAAGGAAGTCACCCCTCTGGTGAACATTGCTGCCGATATGCTTCTTGAAGAGCGCAAGGACTATTATGCTGGTTGCGCCTATTGGGTTGTTTGCGAGGGAGCTGAGAAGGAAATGCTCGATGCCAAGAATACTCTTGAGGACCTTGGTCTGTGTGTCTGTGATTACTATTGGCATGATGCTGACGAGTATGATAATAAGCCCGGCGGTCATTTGAGCGTCTATTGGACTGTCAACGATTGGGATTAGGAATGCATATGCTGTTGACCAATGAGAAGTATGAGAACGTCTATTGGACTTTGGATTTCGTGGCATCTGCGGCGTATTATATTTATAAGTGCGCGGGTTATCAGGTTGAGATTCTTGCGACCAATCGGGATACGTGTAATGATACTGAGCTGCCGACTATGTATGACCTGATTGATAATGTCTTGGTCGCTGGCGTAGATGAAGAGGATGATTACTATCTCTATCTGCCTGTAACTGATAACTATTTCTCTGATTATCCTTTTGCCTGTCATATGGTTAAGGAAGATGGTAAGACTATTCTTTCTAGCATTGATGCAATTGATGGACTTCAGTAGGTAGGTGATAATATGTATCCGTTATTCTCCGATACAAGAGGAAAAGACTCTATGATTGACTGGCAGTTTAAAATTATGGATTATGTGTATGACATGCTTGAAACTGTGCCATAAAGAAGGCTGGGAATCTGAATATATTTGTATCCAAAAGAAGGATAGAAAAATTAAATAGTGCGTAGTAAAAGACCTGCGGCCTATGGCCGTGGGTCTTTTCTTTTACTTGACGAAATATAAGAAAGTATGTTATACTATAAATGTATTATGATGCTCTAATTAGAGAGGTTAGTTTGAAATGTATAGAGTAGATTTAGGTAAGAAGTTGTTGGACAAGGAATATAATCCTTTTATCTCGCTTGCGGCACAGTCTCATTCAGATTGGGCAGATAAGAATGGTCGTGATGGTTTCACCCTTGATGATATTTATTTTATTTGTGGTGGTGGAAATGATTTGGAAGAATTTAAAGAACTAATAAGAAATGCTATTAAGAATGAAATGATTATTCCGTTTGATGAAGAAAATGGGCTATATAATTATAATTATAATTATAGTGTCAATAATAGTTATTTTGTTCTTTTGGGTGAAGAGCAGACTGCTTTACTCTTCAACTATTTTCCATTTGAATGGACGATTGATTATGCTACTCAGGTTACTACTGCTTATTGTTGCTTAGCCAAGATGTATAATTATCAGCATGACGTTAAGCATCGTAATTATATTTTTTCTATGAAGAATGTTTGCGATATGTGTTATATGCCATATAATAAAAAGAATCGGGAACTTGCCCAAGAGTACGTTGAATGGCTTGCGGACAAAGGTTTAATTGAGTATAAGCCTTATAAAGATGAAAAGCATCCCCATTGTAAGTTATTTGAGTTGACGGGTTTGGCGCTTAATAAGCGTTAAGTGATTTGTATGGTTAGTTTATTGGCAACACACGGTATGCAAGTGAAACAAGTTCAACGGACAAAACGTGTATTGAAAACGGACAAAATGTGTATCGGGACCGGACAAAACGTGAGTTATAAGCGGACAAAACGTGAGTCGGAACCGGACAAAACGTGTGTTCCTATATTAGTTGTTATAGAGTTGTTTTATAATTGTCTATATAGTTGTTATATAGTTGTTATTGAACACGCTTGCGCGTGTTCGTACACTTGTTTTGAAAAGTTCCAAAAGCATATGGAAAATTGTCATGGAAATTTAGAGTGATGCCATATGCCGCAAAGATTGATATTTTTCGATAGACCTTGGAGTGATTCAGAATATGCTATAGATTTCTGGTTTCAGCGCAACTGTTCGGTTATGGAAGTGAAAGGTAAGCCAGTCAGTTATGTAGATGGAAAAGTAATACCGTGGGATGTGGCGCAAGAAGTCGGTATGAGTGACAGAAACATTCGCCGCGGCGTACGCAAATTGGAAGATACCGTGTTGAATCATGCAAACAGCCCCAGCGAAGTAAATGATATTGACATGGGCAAATTTGATATGCTAGAATATGATATGAAAGAAGATAAGACATATTGGCTACATAAGTTTGATGAAGGGTGGAGATTTGCCAAAGTAGATAAAAAGGTGTATGATAAGATATATGACCATTTAATTGGCCGCAAAGATTTGGTTATGGTGCTGAGAGTATATGGTGCCTGTAAAGCGATAGATAATTCTTTTAAAGAGCCTGAGATAACCAACAAGGTTATCTGTAATACTCTTGGCGTGAGTGATCACGGTGCCAAAAGCAAACATGTCGGTAAGGCAATCGAAGCGTTGTCTGATATGGGCGTTATAGAATATAGATATAAGGTAACTAAAGTGGCTGGCGAACAGGACTGTAGGTTTAGGAAATTAGTCCATATAGTCTAGAAAAATGGTGCAGAGTCGGTTCGGAATAGAATCCAAAAGCCAGGGAGAAAGTCCATATAAGGGTAAAAATGATTACATGACTTAGTGGATGGAAATACGGTATTTTACCAGTTCAGCAAATAAATGTCAAGAAAAAAAATTTTAGCTCAAAACCCTTTTTTTAATTTTCGATTCCAACTACAAAAACGAATTTCATTTCCAAATAAAAAACGATTTCCATTTCGATTTTCATTTTCACAACCAAATTCATTTTGCAAAAATTCTTGCATCCAATGAAAACTTATAGTATAATATAATTAATGAAAGGGAGGGAATAAGAAACCTTCCGTGGGTTCCAAGAGAAAGAAGATTAACATGACCCAGTTTGAGATTTACAACACCATCAAGTCCGCTATGTCCGACAACGCAGACGTTGTAGAGTTCTGCGATAAGCAGCTTGCGGCTATTGAGCGCAAGCGTGCCAAGGACGCTGAGAAGTCCGCAGAGAAGCAGGCTTTCCTTGACGAGATTTACGCAGCTCTCAAGTCTTTTGACGAGCCTGCGACCTCCAAGACTGTAGCCATGCACATGGGCGAGGATGTCAACTCCCGCAAGGTTGCGGCCAACATGCGTTTCCTCGTTGAGGACGGTCGTGCCGAGAAGGTGGCAGTGAACAGCAAGACCTTCACGTACAAGGCTCTGTAGCGAAATATTTAATAAGTAGGGTCTACTTTTTTTAATTAGAAGGGTCGTGGAGTCCATTTGACGAGACTTCCGGCCTATTCCAAGAGATAGAAGGAAGTAAGCATATGCGGCACACTTGCTATGATATGAAAGGTAACGAGCATACCATAGAGATTCCTGACGAGTATATAGAGTCCAAGAGACAGCAGGCAAGTGCGGCCAACCTCTATCTGCTAGAGCATGGTATAGAGTATGATGCAGCCTACAGGCCCGATACAGACAAAAAGGAGAAAAAAGTGTCTGAAAAGCGATTGATTATGAATTCCATTGCTGACGCACTGGGAGAGCTTACTATGACCATCGGTGACTGGGAGGATTCCCCGCATGGCATCGAGGTCGGCGATGATGGTAAAATTCGATTCATTCTCAATTCCAAGACGTATGAAATGTCTATGGCATGCAGGCGTAAGCCCAAGGTAAAATAAGATTAATTTTCAAATGCGGCCAAAATTTTTGGGCAGAAAAGTGTAATTTACACTTTAATAAAAACATATATTAAAAAAACACTTTTTAAATGTAACTAATTTAGTCACATTTCCGCATTGATTTTCACTTACAAAAAGCATGTGCCGCACACTTCTTTTCTTCTGTCTCTTGGTTTATGTGAGCTTATTTTATGATTGATTCTCACTTTCTATTGGCTGTAGAAGTCATGAGAGATAGACTTATTTTTCTTGTGTCGTACAGGGGTACGCAAAAACGATTAAAATTCATTTTAGAATGCTCTCTTGGTAGGTGCTAGTTCTGTCCCTTCTCGCCATATAGGGCGGGGAGGGATTTTTTTATTTAATTTTATGATTGACTTTCGTTTTAGGATTTTGCGGGCGCTGGGCTGGCAGGCCCCATTTCTACACATTTTCGCCATATAGGCGCAACGGCGGCGGCAGTCCCAAATATGGTATTATTGTATGGTATTCCTCTATTATAGAGGACCATACAATTCCTGATCTGTCAAGACTTTTCACAAAACCAACACGGAATCTTCATAAATAATAGTTAGGTACCTCACAATGCCGAGGGTAACACTTGCTCGGATCGCTCGGTACCTAAGTTAATTTTTTTCGCGTGTGCGGCCCTGTAATGGCCCTAGAACGGGCGATAGCTAAAAGTGCCTAGGAACGCAAGGGTATTGGCGCGAGCGCCCTAAAAACGCGTTTCAGGAGATCAAAAAGTTGTGAAAAAGTTGTATTTTTGCTTGAAAAATCTTAACAATAAGGTACCTAATCGTGTAAAATCGACCCAACTATGGAATTTCTGTGAATTTTTTTAAAATATCTTGACTTTTTCGCGCGTTTGTGCTAGGCATGGCGATCTTTTTCCTACCTTTTCAGTAGGAATTAAACGCAAAAGAAAACCCCACCGGGTAGGTGGGGTTATTTATTTAGTTGTGTTATTTTATTGCAAATTGCGCGCATTCTATAAGAACTTGCGCGTTAGCGTGTGTATTAGTTCGTGAATCTCGATCGGGACTAATACAACTTGACCGCTTTTCATACAGTTGGCGTGGTGGGCTTCAAGCCCGCGCCCTAGGCGCTGTAGCTCTTTGTCGGGTAGATCGCCAAATGCTGCAATTAGCGCGTTACGTCTGTAGGCTTCCAAACGTGATCGTCCTATGTTGTTCTATAGGTGCAATGGTAGCGGGCGGGGCTTGTTATCGCCCCACCCTAGGCAACTACGCTACGATAACGTAAGCGGTCTTATTGTTGATGGGTGCCGCCTTGCGCACGCGCTTCTTGGCAAGCAAGACGTTTACGACCACGCCCGCCTTGGAGAACGTCTTAACCTCGTTGGGATGCTTGATCATAATATCGTTGAGCGTGAACGGCTCACCATCCGCGAACTCAGCGGCCACCTGCTCGGCAAGCGCCTTGTTGAGCTGAGCCGTCTTAGACAGTGCCTTGGGCTTGGCGGCGTTTTCCTTGAGCACGTGGAACTTGTGCGAGACCTTACGGTCGAAGTTCTCGACTGTATGGACGTCTGCCTTATAGTCATCGCCCATGACCTTACGGATAAGGTCGTTGGTTACGCCCTTGGTGCCGCCTTGTGCAAGGATGGCGAACATCTGGTAGTCGGTGAACTGGAACTTGGTGCGAGTGGTAGCCATGAGCTAACCCCAATCCGTCCCCGGGACGCGAGCGAGCCGCCGTTCGGATCTTTTTTCTCTGTCCCCTTTGGACAACCATTACTTTACTATTGCATAGACTTTTTGGCAAGAACTATTTTAAAAAATATGGAGGAATCATGGAAACCGCAGGTAGATGGCCTAGTTTTTTCAGATTCTCAAAATATCGGCACTGTAGCCAGATAAAGTAAAATGAATAGAATCAAGCCATTTGCGGCAAATGGCGCACAAAAAAATTTGGGTATCGGGATGTGTTATGTTTGTGTTTTTCTGAAAATTGTCAAAAGATTTTTCTTGACAAACCTAATTAGACGGGTGTGAAATTTTGGCCCCAACCTCGGGCTTCGGTTGTTTAAACAAGTGCATTTGAAACGTTTCAAAACTTGAAGCGTTTCAATCGGGATCTGTGAAGGAAATATGTTTTCAAAAAAATTTGAAAATAATGCTTGACAAAACCATTCTGGCGTCTTGGAAAGTTTACTCAGGTAAACTATTTTAATTAGTTAGGTACCTAGCGATGATTCACGGTTAACCATAGCTAACTTCTTGCCGGATAATGCGGTACCTAAATAAAAAAATATCGCCATAGCGGCCATGAGACGCGTTTTAAGGTGCCATTAGGGCAAAGTCCTTATTTCAATAAAGGCATTTGCCGCACATTCTAGAGCGCTAGAATCGCTTTTGCTCATGGTAAAAGAAAAGGGGAGCCGTTAGGCTCCCCTTTATCTAAAGATCAAGCGCTTTAAATGCCGCGCTTGCATCTCGCCAACCTTGACCGCGCGAACCGTGGCGCGTCTTTTTGTGCTTTGCCTTTGCCGCAAGCAAAATAGCGGCTTCAATGCGCGCGTCTGAAAGTGCCGTATGATCCTCGGTAAAGTCGTGTTCATTGTTAATAAAGCGGTAAACACTTTCCGCGCTAGTTGACGGGTTTCCGCTAGGTGTAAATGCGCCCGTTGCTACGCAATACTTTAGATAGCGTTTAGAACTAGTAATGTTACTTGCGTAGTCCCAAACGTCTTTAAGTCGTAGCTTAAATGGCATGAACCACGTAGCGAAACCGTTTGAATACGTGCGCAACGTGTTGTTTAGCGCTATCTCGTCAAACCGACAATTGTACGCCCACGCGCTTTTAACGTTGCACTCTTTGCAATCTGCTTTGAACGTGCGCCAAACCTCATTAAAAGACGATTCGACCCATTCGCCCGTCTTAATTCCCTCAAGATAGGTAGGGATTTTATCAGCGTAGTAGGCGCTTTTCATGAGATCAATCTGATAAAACGTATCAGTGACCACAAACGAACGTTCACGAATAGCGTTATTGTCATTGTCGCGGATAGTATAGCCAAAGTCGTAAACCAAAGACGTTTCGGGGTGCGCCCTGCCATCCTTGTGGTTGACGGTTGGCGCAGTTTCGGTATCGAGAACAACAAAATTAGCCATTGGAAACTCCTTAAACGTTTGGGCTAATCACTACGCTTATAACAATAGCCGTTTGCGCGGAATAATGCAAGCATTATTTTAAATTATTTTTGTTTACTCTAGCTAACTTACGGCACCTAACTGTAGAGAACGTGTAAGTCATAATGAGTGGGCTATTTAAGTGCCGTTGTCCTCCCGACTAAGGTTAGTATAGCACTTTCAGGACGTGCCGCACGCGAGAAAAAAGAAAAAGTTTTTCTAATTTTTCTCTTGCTTTTGGTTGCGTGTTGTGGTAAAATCGCCGCCAACTATGGCGTAATGGAAAAGGCACCTAAAAGGTGCCTTTAAATTAAAGCGTAGATAAAGAACATAAAGAAGAGAAGTACAACGCCTCGATCTGTAATATCTAAAAACAATAGAACCGAACCAATACAACCAATTGCAACAAGTGCCCACTTGATCGCGTTGTACGTCTTTATTGTTACTTTCATTTTTCACCTACCGACGTTTCACGTGAAACATTAGGGGAGCGATTAGCTCCCCTAATTCTATTCTAGCTCTTGGATAATAAGCGACTCTAGCGCGTCTAGCAAAGTAGTTTCATCTTTAATCTGTACCGCCTTACCGCTTGACGTATCACGTTGCCATGCGCGTACGTTGCCGCTTTCATCGTCAAACAAAATGCCGCCCTTGTAGTTTGATACGCGCCACTTATTAGTGCCATGCTTGACCACGTGGACGTTATTTAAGTCGATAGCAGGGTAATATTTGCGCAACCATGTGCGTTTATTCTTGCGTACCGCGCTATCAAATTGCTTAGTAGTCTTGCCTTTTGCCAACCAACTTACGACCTCGACCGCATAACCGTAGCCTTGCAACGCCGCCAAAAGTCCATTTAGCTTTTTGTAGTCACCTAACGGCTTAGCGATCAAGTAAGGCGCGGCGTTTTCCGCTTGCAGCATAGGCAACCACCTGTTGACGTTGTAAAAATCGCAAAGAGTGCCGTCCAAATCTAAAACAATTGCTTTCATTTATTCCCCTTACGACAGTAGGACGTGGAACGGTTGCCCCACGTCCTTATTCTATCAAATGTTTGCGGCAAATGGAACTAACAACGTTTACCACCAATCTTACGACTAATTGAAAGCTCAATTTCAAAAGGTTCGCCTAGCTCGCGAACTTCCCAAATTGATCCGTCATAATCGTCTAAAGTTATATCGTCACAATAGTCTTCATCGTATTCAGCATCAATAGCTTCAGCAATTGCGTTAATAAGTTCGCTATCGTTGTTGGCACAAACGGTAAAATGGCGGTCATGATCCTGAGACAGCTTAACATCATACAACATAATAAATATCTTCAATTCTAAAGGTAATGGGCGGGGAACGTCCCCGCCCTAGCTATCAAAAACTAACGAGCTTTATAAACGTAAAGAACGTTAGTACCGTTCGACTTAAACACCATCGTGTCAACCTCAAAGACCTTAGCCTTAATCAGACGATCGAAGAACCCTTTAAGAATGTTGCGCGTGTCTCTATTATCAAGCATGGTATAGACGTTGCCGTTCCAATCGTGAACCTTGCTAGTTTTGATAGCGCCCGAACGACCGCACAAATCGGAGAACGTGAACCATTCATTACGGTTTGCATTAAGAAACGCAACAAGCAGGTCAAGAGCATCCGCATAAGCGTCGCTAATCTCGTCAGGCGCGGTACCGATCAAACCAGAAGTGCCAACCGCCGCGCGGTAAAGTGCATCGAAAGCCTCGTCCGAAAGCTCGACGCCAGTGGCAAGCACGCGCGCCTTGGTGGTGTTGTACTTGTCGGTGTGGGACTGAGCCGCGAGATTGAGAGCCTTGTTGTAATTCTGAGCGTTAGACATTGCTAACTCCATTCTGTCCCCGTTCGGGCGGGCTAACCTTTTGCTAGCTCCTTGCGCCCTCGCCTTTGGACAACTATTATTATGCGGTAAGCGTCCTAGTTTGGCAAGTATCAATTTGCCGCACACAATTCCTCCATAAGTATCCTGATCTAATCCTTTAGTGTAATACAAGTCAAGCGAAAAGTCAAACCGTGAGAGCGCGAATACGCGAATACATAGAAAAAACAACTCTATCAAGTTGTGACCACTAATTCATAATTTTTTAGCCCTGTAAGCCCACAGAATCGCTTACAAGGTGCCATTTAGTAAAATGCCTACGCGCATAAGAACCAAAATAAAAGGCTCCCACGGGAGCCTTTAGCTAACGCGCCAAAGCGACAAATACCACGTTGCCGCCCTCGTCTACGATCTCACACGTTGTGTGTTCGTACTCGGCTATCGCTCGCGCCCTTGCCTTATGCGCCGCAAGCGGCGCGCTCGAATCGTAGCCCGTGCATTGCTCAATGCTAAAGTCTTTGGCGTTGTCACGCTTGAGGTAATACATTGCTTTCCCTTCTCTTGGTCTACGATCTAAGTATAGCGCCTTTGCACGCGATAGCGCCCGACAATCTTGAAAAAGTTTTTTCATGTTTTTTTAGATTGACGCTTGACAAACGTTTTGCGCTCGTGTATAATTTTCTGCCCAACTATGGACTTTTGGTGAAAAAGAAAAGGGCGCATTTAGCGCCCTACTTCTTTTATTTCAATATGTTTTTGAATTGAAAGATCTATTTTTTTTAATACCTTTTTAGTTTCTACGTCAATTACGTAAAACGGATTCACGTGAAATATAGTAGAGCGGCAATTGCCGCTCTTGTTTATAAGTCCCAATAGGCGCGATACATTTGCATCGGGAATGCCCACGCCGCCGCTAACAAGTTAGCGTTCACGGCCATGTTCGCATCCGTGAGCAGGAACCAGACGAACGTTGCGGCATAGACAATCCACGCAACGACCTCGACAACATTATACCACTTTGCCATCGTGCTATCCTTGAACATCGCTAACTCCTTTGGGTTGGATCCTTGCGTTACAACTATAGTATAACGGGACGTTGCATCGAGCGCAAGCATTTTTTTCTAGAAACTTTTTTGCTTTTGGACTAACTTTTTTCAAATTGACTATTGCCTTGCGCACCCTAGCGGGTGTATACAAACAGAAGGATGAAATTTTGGCGTCAATGCGAACCATCGTAGACGTGCTCAATCAGCAAATAGAGCAATTTTCATAAGTTCGGCTAGGCTCCCCTCGGGGATCCTTTTCTTTTTGGGACTCGGGCGGTAAATGCGCCAAAGGCGAAATATTTTCAGATTCAAAATCAGATTGAAAATAAGATCCAAATTCAATTTTCAAATCTGAAATCGTTTTCAGATTCGTTTTCAAAATCAGATCCAAAATCATTTTTAGCACAAAAGCAAAAAGGCGGCAATTTAAAATAGCCTTGCTTTTGTCCCACGCAATGCAACGCAAAAGTACGCCTAGTTTTGGGATCGTGGGCGCGGTGTGGAGAAAAAACTTTTTGAAAAATCTCGGCAAAAACTCTTGACAAAGCTATGTATGCGTAGTATAATTTCGCGGCCATAAATGGCCTTTTGTGGGCTTCGCCCTTTTGCATGATCAACCAGAAGAACAACTAAAACAGCTGCATCCGACCAAAAGCAACTAAAATAGTTGCATGATTATGCGGCGCTTGGTCGTGGTTTCAGGATAGCGCTAACGTTTCACGTGAAACATTCGCCGCACGTGTGAATGTGTTAACCATGAGACAAAAGATAAAGCACTTGCGGCAAATGCTTAATAGATAATAATAAAGGCGTTACCTTTTTGTTTGGGTAACGCCTTTAGTTTTATTTACAAAGCAAACGTGTAAACGCTACCTCGAAGATGTAGTGAACAATTGCATCCAGCTCTTTATCAGAAATATAATACTGATCACTTAGAAACATTTTAGAGTCGATGCCACGCTCTTTCATGAGTTTATCACTATAATACCAACCAAAATAGAACTTTAACGCTGCCCACAAGTCACCTCTGATGGTACTAGCGTTTTGGCTATAGTCGTGCTTATAGACTGCCGCAGCTACATACATGGCATCTTCAAAAGTAAAAGAAACTTCTTTGCGGCCAACCGTGGTAACAGTAAAGTCGTGCATCTTTGGATCCTTCTCTTGGTTGCTTTCCTTACTGAGCGTATAACACTTTGACCGCATGGGTGCAATTAAAAAGTTCGATTATTTACGTTGATATTAACATTTGCGTCTCTTGGATTGTGGAGCAATACCTAATCGCGCATAGCAAAAAGGCGCTACACCTTTACAAGTGTAACGCCTTATTCTTTGGTCTACTGGATTATAACGTTTATCTTGTCAAGTATCTCAAGTGTGAGAAACTTTTCATCCTCGGCATTAACGCATGTATAATCTACTTCTTTACCTACAAATACATCATTTGCCAAACGGTTTACAAGATAGAACTCTAGCTCGCAATTAGCAATACCGTAAATATCGCTAGCAGTGTAGCGCCGGAATTGTTTGCTAACATAGTTTGTGACCTTCTTTGCAACCTCAGCAAGGTCATTATCTGGAATGCTAAAGCGGTAACCGTTCTCAAGGTAAATAGTATGCACGAAACTCATAGTTCTAACCCTTTTATTAGTCGGTTGGTTTCCTTGGCTCTAAGTATAACACAATGAAGCGTTATAGGCGATCGGGAATTGTAGGCTGTGGGCGATATAGGCCAAAGTCACAAGATCTTTGCCACATGGACGCGTGGCAAGGCAAAGTCCTAACCACGGAATTACCGACACCCCGAACGCCTGTTCGCTGTTGATGCGTCAACAACCGAACGCCTGTTCGGTTTAGCATAAAGCTATTGGTTTGAAGTCGAGAATTGCAATTTTACACCAAAAAAACATAATTCGAGTTAGTGGGATCATCCCCACCCTTTAGGTTTTGCGTTGCCTAAAAACGGACCGGGTTTTAACCCCGGTCCTCGTTGGCTATCTATCCATACGAGCAACGTCTAATCCAGCATCCGCTAGCCCGTCCACGTATGCTGTGAGGTCTCGGACGGCCTCATAATATGCTGGCTCCTGCATCCCCCGGCCCAGATACCAACCGTTGCGAAGGTCATGCAGCAGATCGCGCGGGTCTTCGTAAGTGTCGTCGTAAACCTCTGTGCGCTCATTGTTCACCAGCTGCACCAGTAGCGTAAACTCGGCAACGCCGTTACTGATGCGCGGGTGATCCTATGTCCCCGCTACGCTGTCTAGTATAGGTCGAAACTAGCCCGCTGTCTAGCTAAAAACTTCTATTGCATCAGATAAAGTTTTGCCCTATACTATCCATGTCGGGCAATCACGCCCGCCCTGTTTGTTTGGAGTGTTCAAGATGAAGAAATCGACCGTTCGCCTGCTTGCCCGTTCCGCTTGTCCCGTGTGCATCGCTCGCATGTCTACGAATGCCGGGCACGTTCTAGCCGTTTGTGTGGCCGCTCACGGTGACGTTTTGACGCTAAAGGCCACTAGGGACGGGCAAGCCGTCCTCGCGCTCTCAGTGGCGTTTGAGGGCCGTACAAGGGTAACGGACGAGACCGTTAGCGCCATAGCAGCCCGCTTGGTCAACGACTTGGAGTGCTACGACCGTGACGCCGTGGAGACGTTCGCCGACTCACTCATCGGTGGGTGGGAGTTCGATTACTCAGCTCATGTCGGCGCGGCGCTAGATAGGCTCGCAGCGGCTAAGTTGTTGACGCGCTAGCGGATTAGCCACCCCCCCCATAGGGGGGGGGACGTTCCGGGTCCGTGTCCTGTTTTTTCCCAGGCACGCCCCGCCCTGCACAAATTACCTACCTCAGTTATTTTTTGAAATACCAAATTACCTACCTCAGTTATTTTTTGAAATACCAAATTACCTACC